TTGCTAACCTAAATAATTTCTGCCGAATAAATTTATAAAGTCCCGCCGGTCTCCGTAGCTGTCCTCCCATGCAAGCTGGCCAAGCACGTGCAGTAGGTCCATGGTGTAGATCACCGCCTGCCGGTTGCCAGACCATATTTCGATAGTGCCTTTGTAGTCCGTGACACCCTCGTGGCAAGCGGGGCAAAGGTAGACCAGCAAGTTGAACTCGGTGGACAGTTTGCGGTTCGCGGCTTGGAACAAATGGTGCGCCTGTAAATTGTCCATGCGCCCACACAGTAAGCACCGCTCTCTCTTTTGCAGTACGCTCATTTCCACCGCCTGCGTTCTATCCGCTGTAAAAAGGCATTTCCAAGCAGAACGCCGATAAACGCGCCAATTGCGCAGGACGCAGCTATTATTAGGTATTCCATCATTCCTGCTCCTCCAATTCTTTCAGCCGTTTGGCTATTTCGTAGGCTACGGGGACCATGATTGAGTTTCCGGCTTGCTTATAGAGCTGCGTTTTGGAATTGACCGCCGCCGCCTTGTCAAACGCTTCGTCTGAAAAGCCCTGTAAACGCCAGCATTCGCGTGGGGTAATTTTCCGTATCCGCATTTCGCTTGTAACTACCCCGTGCCTATCCTGCGCGGTTAGAGTAAACATATCTTCTCCATCGCCTTTGAACCTCCTGCCGTTCTGCCGCTTCTCTGTGCGGTCGGGCGTAAGGACTGGTATGGCGATCTTAATTTCCCTGCCGCCATGGCCGGAAGTGTCAGTCAAGGTTGGGGAAATTCCGTCAGGCGAATAGACACGCCCAGCCTGTGGGTTAGGCTCGGTTTCCGTGCCATACAGGTTTCCGGGGATTTGGATTAACGGTGCGCCTTTGTAGTCACGCGAACACAGCGTCTTTGAAATTCCGTCCGGCGTACGCACGTCGTTTTCCGTATTAAAGCTGCTCCCCTTGCCCCCCCCCCAGCAGTATCTTCGTCTTCTCGTCCGATAGGAAATATTCCTCGGGGACGTTCGTTTCCAGAATATCCGATAATGTATACCCGCTCCCTGTTTTGGGGGAGATAATATTTGCCGTTAATAACCTGCCATTCCACCGAATACCCCAACTCTTCCATTGCGTCAAGGATTGTCCCGAAGGTCCTTCCGTTGTCATGCGAAAGCAGTCCGGCGACGTTTTCTCCGACAAGCAAACGAGGGTGTCTGGCTTTAGCCAGCCGCAGGACTTCAAAAATGAGAGTGCCTCGCATATCGTCAAAGCCTCCTCGCTTTCCAGCAATTGAAAAACTCTGGCAAGGAAAACCAAATGTGTAAATATCTGCTTCTGGCAGATCGGAAGGGTCAACTGCTCGTATGTCGGTTGCTGTCCATTCGCCTGTTGTGTTGTAGATCGCTTCATAGCTTTTCCTTGCGTATTTGTCTATCTCGCAGTAACCGACGCATTTGTGGCCTGCCATTTCAAAGCCTGCCCGAAAGCCGCCGATACCAGCGAAGAAGTCCACAAACCTCATTCCTGCTCCTTCGGCTCTTCCTTGGTCTCAATGGTTCGCCAAAAACTAAGCTCCTGAGACTGTTCATGCTCGCGCAATGCCCTTTTCGTTATCGGCTCCGCGTTCTTAGCGTCGGCAAATTTTTTACCCTTTGGGCAGCCACGGCACATATACGGCTTGTAGGGCGTTATCAAAAAACAGCCGGGGCAGCATTTTTTTTCCAATTGACGCTCTTCGCGGCTATCGCCAGCGTGGGTGGCAAGCGTCCCGATAATTGCCCCGAATGCGATAAACAGGGCGGCAAAGGTGATAAAAACAACAGGGTTAACGCCGATTAAGCCCTCTATCATGACGCTACCTCCTCGCCGTCAGCCCCAAGCTCTGAGTAGCCGGTGGGGAATGGGTCTGAGTCGTCAGCGGCAAACAGGTCGTCTGTCGGTTTTTCAGGTATGGGCGGCGCGTTCTTCTCGTCCCACTTGGCTTTTAAGGTACTGATCTTTTTCATAACCGCCGGAAGCTGGGCTACGCTCAACGCGCCGACCGTAGCCACGCCGAATTTCTCGCAAAGCCATTTTTCATTAGCCTCCGCGTCCCCAAAACTCAGTTCAGCCTTAATGTTGTGCGCGGTCTTGCCGTCGATCTGCTGGTCGCCAAGTTCTTTTTCCTTGTCGTCTTGCAGCTCCTTCGGGGTCTTGTATCCCGGTGGCGGCAATGAGTCTGGGTCGGTATCGTTACCTGCGGATATGCCATAAAGCCCACAGCAGGCGTAGCGTCTTGCGTATGTGCTGGCACAACCTGTCTCCTGCTCTGGCGACATACCCTTATGCGTTCCGAGTTGCGCCCAGCCGTCAGCCGTCAACCCTGTATCTGCGTCAACCGCGCGAGCCATCAAGAACATAACAGGCTTGCGCGTATCTGTCCTAAAACCATGTTCGTCAACGTCGGTGACTACGGCTTCGCCAACCACAATGATCTCGTCGGTCATTGTCACCGATTGCCCGCTGGCCCTAATAGCATCTAAGATATCGTCCAATGTCCGGTACTTGAACTTCGCGAATTCGTTGAATTCATTCTTTTGCACGTTCAACATTTTGGTGCTTTTCTTTGTGTCTGCCATTTCAATATCTCCTTTCAGTCATCCATGGCTCTCGCCAAAATTTCATTCATCGCGTCCTCTAACAAGTCCATGCCCTTTTGCGTCAGCTTTTCGTGGCTGTCCATCGCAAGCGAGTCCAGCAAATTAAGCTTGAATAGAGCGAGTTCCTTTTGGACTGCGTGGGTATGTCGGGCGCAAAGACCCTCGCCAATATCAGGTTCGTCGCACAGAATACAAGGGCTGTACGTTACGATTGACTCGGAACCGCAATTTGGGCAAGCCTCGTGGCGGCGGCGCGGCCCGTCATCGTTCAGGTCGTTTTCCTCCACGATCATCGGCTCGTTAAAACAGAGACCGCATTCTTCACAACGCAATAGGTCGATCATTTGCCCGTACCTCCGTCCGTGGTATCTGTGGCAGTTGTAGCTAAGGTCCATTCCCAGTCGGTCTTAACTGTCATTTCTCGCCCTCCTGTCTACGATCACTTCAACAATGCGCTCTGCGCCGTAAGCTGAAACCAGTATTATCAACGCCGCGATAAGCAGTCGCATGAAACCGGGTTCTAAAAAGTTCATCATCTCCTTCTCCTTTTCTGTTACCTATAATTTCCAAGCGTCGAGCAACTGTCCAACCATTGAGCTACGCTGTAAGTCTTGTATTTGACGCGCCTCGCCTGCGGGTTGTGGAAAATTCCAAACGCGCTGGTGTCAAGCGTATTTCGCGAAACGCCTGCGTAGTCTGCGATCTCGCTTTTACTCATGCTGTCGCCGTAGCGGTCAAGTAGGTATTTCACAAGTTCACGACCGCGTAGGTGGGTGAAATTCACGTCGGCGTATTTGGCTTTCATTTCTTCTTCCTTTTGCGGTCAGCCTTGCGCGTGTCGTAACTCACGCCTGTTAACTTATCCAGTCTTTTCCGGGTGTCCAAACTTCCCGCAGAATTCTGCGGAATGTTTGCAACAGTAGATATGTAATCTTTCGTCCTCTCGATATTTCTCTGGATATCCAAACTTTCTTCCAAATCCCGCAGAAGGTCATACCTTGTACCTTGGTTATTTTTTGCCTCTTCCGAAAAGATAGGCTTGTACAAATCTTCAAGTTCATTGGCAAGTTTCGTCCTTTGCCACATATTGATATTCCTACGCCCCAGTTGGTGTTTGATTATCCACAAGCGGCATTCGTCGTCGTCGTCAAAAGATAGTTCTGCCGTCTGATACGCAAGCCCGTGTTTCTCTGCTATCTCTAAGCGGTTGTGACCGTCCAACAGGTCGCCTGTTTCTTTGCGCACGATAAGCGGGTCAAGAACACCGTCGCGCAGGATATTGGCTTCGAGCTGCGCGTATTCTTCCGGCGTAAGTGGCGGGATAATGCTTTTATATGGCTGGTTCATTCTTCCCACCTACTCGGCGCAAGGCGCACTCGGGGTTTCGCCGCAGTACCCGCTTTCGACAATACTGCTGGCCTGTCCAGCCGGAATTCCGGTGCAGATATTTGATCGCGCGTAATTTCTAATGACTTGATCTGGTTCTTAACCCGGTGCGCTAACTCCATTTTCATATCATTCACCCAGCGTGTCCGTAACGTTTAATGTTACGTCGTCGTTAAAAAAAATTGGAATAGGGTCTGTGATCGAAAGCAGCTTCATCATCTTTCCAATTTCGTCACTTGCGAAAATTCCCTTGCTCATTTTTATTGAGAAGGTTTTTCTTGATATTCCAATGTATTCTGCGACATCGGTCAGCGTTAGGCCCTTTGCCACGATAGCTGCTCGCAATAAGTTCTTGTTTAGCATTTATTTCTCCTCCGTAACTCTCAATGTTACAGTATATGCTATATCACGTGCCGGAACGTGTCAAGTCACTTTATGTTACATTTGTGTTTCATTAAAGGACGGATATGATATAATTTCAGAATGGCAATAATAAATGATAGGATAAGAGAATTCCGCATTGCGCGGAAAATGTCGCTCGAAGAACTTGCGCAGCAGATCGGCGTATCTCGCCAGACGGTATTCAAATATGAACATGGGCTTGTTGCGGATATCCCATTTTCCCGTATACAATTACTCGCCAAAGCATTAGACACAACGCCATTATTTCTTATGGGCCTTGAAGATCAAGTAAAACGAATTTCAAAATATTTACCATTATTCGATTGCGATACATATATTCTCGACTATCCCAGCGGTAAACCGGCAGGAATAGAAGCATATGAAGATATGGCAAATATGCTTGAAGGCCACGAAAGATATGTGAATGAGAATATTGATAAAATAAGCAAAGCCGTCAAAAGGAATTCAGAATTTGCTCAGTTTTTCTATGAATTAGTTGACGCATTTGAACAAAGTTATTATGAGTTAAGAATGATAGATATAGCATATATTATTGCAGAACTAAATAGTGACGGCGTTGCATATCTACTAAAGCAAGCGGAATTTGCGGCGAAGCAGGACGAATATAAAAAAAGTGATCTCTCTGAACTGGTGGAAAGCTGAACATAGAAGATAGGAAAGGGGAATTGAAATGAGCGGAGGCACGATACTAATAATTATTATTGCGGTGTTTGCGATAACCGCATATGTATTCATTGAGAAACGCGTTATCGGGGAAAGCCGAGCAAAGAAAGTTGTCGGGAATATAGTCCCATTTATTATTACAGGGCTTGTTATATGGATAATCCTTTTTGCGCCCCAATATGAAACGTTCCACAATGTAAAATATCAGGTAGATCATGGCGCAAAAACATACGATACAAGCGAATTCGACAAAGAACATGGTTTCCCAGAAAATAAAACATACGAGTTGCTATATGGCGAATATCTACGTATTGCATATCGTGGTGACGCAAAAGACGTTTCCGCGAAAGAATTATACGAGAAGGTATTAAACTCTGATTTAGACATAACAGATTATGGCGATTGGTCTAATAATGGATTGTCTGGATATCGAATATACTACACAGACAGGACGGACGCAGAAGATAATGGATATATAACATATAATGCCCGCATCTATTTTACATACAAGGGCGGCGTTTACATAGCCAGTTGGGACGATCAGGTATATACAGAAAATCAAGCGGATTATCCATTTACAAACATTATGGGCGATTCCCCGATTGCAGATAAATTCTTCAAGTCAATCCGCGGAAAATGACCCATTAACTTTTCCCCATTTATTTAACAAGCAGCGAATTGCAGAAGGATAGAGAATGACTAAAGAGCGAAAGGTTGAATACAATAAAAAGCGGGTTCACCTTAGGTATCTCTCCGTTCGGTACGTCCCCGCGTCGTGATTTAAATATAGTGTACCACAGAAAGTGAATTTCAACTTAAAAAATAAAAATTTATTTTATAGAATTATATATTAAAAATAATGGATTTATTTAACATACCGCAGACGATATATAAAAGGGCTTAATATATGGCAAGAGAGAAAGAATACGAAGGGAAACTGTACCGAAGGACTTTCATGTGGAAAGGGCAAAGGGTATACGCTTCCGGACGGACGCCGGAAGAGGCGGCGGCCAACCGCGCCCTGAAAAAGAGAGCACTCGAAAAAGGCGAAAAGCTCATAGAGAAACAAGGGACGCTATGCAAGGACTGGGCTGATATATATTTTGAGAAGTACCGCGAACCGGTGATAGTCGCCAAGTCGTATAGGGACGAGAAGTCTTTGTGGAAAGTGCATATCCGTCCGGTGATAGGCGCGAAGATACTATCAGGAATCAAGCCGCTGGACTGCCAAGACGTTCTCAATAAAATGTCAGCCAAAGGGCGGCGCGAGAAGCAGATCAGGAAAGCCATGATATTCACGAACGCCATGTTCCGGGCCGCTATCGAAAACAACCTGTTGGTCGAGAACCCTGCGGCAAATTTGAAAATGCCTGACTGCGCCGAGAACAATTCACACCGCCCGATAACGGACGAAGAGCGTACCGCCTTGCTTGCGGCTTGTGACGCTTTGCCTTATCCGCATGGCTTGTTTGCTTGCCTTATGCTCTACTGCGGGCTTCGCCCCGACGAAACTTCAAGGGTGAAATGGGATGACTTTGACTTAATTGCGCCAAGGCTTTACGTGGACGGGACTAAAGGGAAAAAGACAAAAAAGAAAAAGTCAAGGCGGTGGGTCCCTATCCCCGCAGCATTATTGCCACGCCTATACGCGCCGCTGGCTGTTTACGACGAGAAGCTGCGCAAAGACGTTAAGCCTTTAATGAATGAAGCCTACGCGCTTATAAACAAGGACGGGAAGCCGATCACGGAAACGCAGCGCGGCGATCTATGGAAGCGGATAATTAAGGAAATGAACGTATTGATGGGCGGTGAGAGATACGAAGGGGTGCTGCGCGACATAAGGGAATGGGACGGCTGCATTGTGGCAAAGGACTTTGTGGCGTATGACCTTCGCCATACCTACGCTTGCGATCTAAGGGATGCTGGCGTTCCAATCGACGTTGCGGCAGAGTATCTCGGGCATGTTGACCTTACAATGCTAAAGCGCGTATACCTTCACGCAACGCATAGGTCATTCAGCGATAGCCTTGAAAAAATTAACGCTTTTCAGGGGTCGAGTGTCGGTGTCTGACCCTGTTTTCGTTGCATTCCCGTTGCAGGAAACGTGAGATAATGGGCATTTTCGTTGATATTCCAACAAATGAAAACAGGCTCATAACCCGGAGGTCGTTGGTTCAAGTCCATCCCCCGCAACCAGCAAAAACCGTTGGAAAACATTGAAATTCCAACGGTTTTTAATTGTTTCCAATAAGGAAAAATGCGCCCACATATTAACATTGCTTGAAAATAATATGCACTAATTGCACTTATTGCAACGGTACGTGTTGCACGAAACGTTGCACGGAATAAAAGCTGTACCTTATTTCACCGGCTGGTTCCAGACGTACCAAAAGTCCTTGACAGCGTTCCATTCGTCGTCTGAGCCGTACTGTGAGCGGGTCGGCGCAATGCCGTCCAAGGCGTTTGCGATAGCTTTGTTGATAGCTTCCGCGCAAAGGTTGGCTTTCCGAACGTCTGCGGGGTTGGTTGCGTTCTTAGCGTCGTTCACATAGTCGTTGTGGGTCTTAAAATACCCGCTTTCCGTTTTGAACCCTTTGCCGTCTTTGGGGGTTTTATCGTAAACACGCTTCTTGGCGACGCTTAGTTGGTGGCTGTCCGGGTCTGCGGTCATCCAGTTGTCGCCGTAGGTTTTCTTGGAATTGTTGACTTTCGCGGTAATGGTGTCTAAGGTGTCTTGGTACTGGCTAACGTAACCGGCCTTTGTGATATCCACCGCGTCAGCCTCTTTCTGCGCCTGTTTCGTATCGTCGGCAATGCTACCGGCAACCTTGTCGTTTTGCAGCGTGACTTTCGTTTCGTAAATTGAGTCAGCCCATGACTGGTATTTTTTAAGCTGCTCAGGCGTACGGGTATTGAACCACGCTTCCTTTGACAGGTCGGGCAGCCTTACCTTGCCGCCTTCCGCTTCAAGCATTGCGATCTTGGCAAGCGCGGCCTTGTCCTGTTCAAGCAAGACAGCCTTGCCCTTGTCCTTTTCGTTTTTGATAGCTGTGGAAATGTCGCTCATGGACGGGACGGGTATGATATGCGGGTATTTGTCCACTTCGCCTTCTTTCACTTTCGGCTTGGCGTTTTCAGTTATGCCTGTGCCGGATACGGCATTGTAAATTTGCGACGCGTGTTTGAATTCAAGGTCATCGGGGTTCCATTCCTTATCGGCCTTGTCGCCGTTTCTATCCGCGACCTTGCCGTATTCGTAGGTCATTAAGCCTTTGGAATTGTAGAACGCGGTGACGGACTGGTTGGACTTGTACGGGTCAACAAATACCTTGTCATACACAATTTCAAGCAAGTTTTCGCCAAGCGACTTTGCGCTGTCTGACTTCTGCGCCTTGTTCGCAATTTGCGTGACGATACCGAATGTCTGGTCTAAGACGTACTGGACACCCATTGGCGTATTGACTACCCCGCCGTATTTCGCAAGAACGCCGCCAAAGTCTGCTATGTTAATTGCCGCTGCAAGGGTTGTCGCAAAAGGTGTAGTTTTCTCGTCTTGGATATCCATATACGCTTTGTGCGCTGTGGCAATGTCGCCGGTATCAATGGCCGCTTTTGCCGCGTCAAGCTGGGTGCGGTATTTCTGCGTGTTCACAATTTCATTGCCCATCCAGTTCACGTTCTTTACGGCGTTGAGTATCGACCCTAAAGCGATCTGGGTTGCTGGCAAGAAGTTTGTCTTTGCCACGTCAAAACCTCTAAGGAACAGCCCGCTCCAGTCGCCGGTCTCGTAGCCTTCCATAATTAAAAGCGGTACGGTTGAAAAGACTGTGCCTACTTCGCGGGCTATCGGTATTTTCACTATCGCGTCTGGCATCATGGAGCTGATAATGGGTATGTCTTTCCCATTGAATGTGATATACCCGTCCATGTAGAACTTGGACAGCTCTTTCCAGTCGTCGTCGCTGGAATGGCTCATCATCCACCTGATACCAAGCGATAGCAAGGTGATCGTCGCCAATGCGTTGGTGTAACGGACACCTTTGTTATCTTCAATTACCCCAGCTCGTACGAATTTGTCAATGCCCTGCAAGGACGCTCTGCCGAATGGGACGAATTTATAGAATATCCTCGCAGCTACGCCATAGCCGGACTTCGCAAAGAATACGGAACTGTCATGGTATTCGTGGACGGCAAGCATACGCTTCTCTGCGTCGGAAAGGTTATGCCCGTATTTCTTTGACTGCGACTTCTGGCGCATTGCCTCGGTTGCAAAGATACTGCCGCCGCGCAGTTGCCTGTTAGCCTGCGCCTGTCTTGGAAGTGCCTCAATAAACTCGTTCATTGCCGACACGCCCATTATCATGCTTTTCCCGATATACCTTGTCATGCCGGCGGCGAAATGGCCTTTGTCGTTTTTAGCCATGGCATAGGCGTATCTTGGACCCATTGTACGCGTGATCTTGTCGTAGTTCGACCGTTCCTGCCGAAAGTCGGAAGTTATTGTGTCATGCCCGCCGCCCATGATATTCGTTTGCGCACGGTTGCCGGTGGGGTTTCGTTTTGACGTTACAATGTCAAAGGCCGCCTTGCCCATTTCAAACGGCATTTCCCAGAACGGTATCTGCGACTGGAACAGGGACGTGGGTATGTCTCTGAGGAAATTGGAAAACGCAAAGACCGGGTTGTAGGCGGTGGTTGTGACGGTGGTAATGTTCTTTATCGCCGCGACTACGTTTAACGCCCGGAGTGCTTCTTCTTCGCTGAGTGCGGAAAGTGCCCTGCCCATATAAGCACCGCCAAGCCCGGACGCTTTTTCATAGTAATGCGCTTCGTGGTTTTCGTCGTAGACCGTTATGATCTTCCCGTCTTGTTCCATGGACTGCTGGAACAGGTCGTCCCTCATGATATCAAAGGCTTCGGTATACCCATGGCCTATAAGCCATGCCGCTTTGTTTTCGGCTGCGTTGTATTGTTCCAAGCCCTCTTCGTTAAGGTTTTCTTTGGCGATCTCGTTATATTTGCCGTTAAGGGTTTCCTTTGCTTTGAGCTTGCGTTCCGCTTCTTTCGCGTCAACCGCTATAAGGTAGTCGGAAATGATCTCGCGGCCAATGTCGCCGCCCCTGTAAACCCTGTCAAGGGCTTTCATCATATTCTGGTGCGTGACGTGGCTTACGATATCCGACGCATACATGAGCAGGGCTTCCATAGGCTCGTACATATCAAGGTCGGAACCGCCGCTACTCGTTTTTTTCATAACGCCTCTGGTGTCTTTGTCAAGCACCCTTCTGATCGGCCAATGGTTCGGGTATATGGACTGCATGGTGTTCCAGTCCTCTATCGAAAGCTCGCCGGTATTCACCATCCACTCTTCCACGAAAGTGTTCTTCCAGCCGTTAAGGGCCTGCTGCGCTTCATGGAAATGCGGGTGCTTGCCTTCTACATTTTTCACCACTTCTCCCGTAAGCTCGAATGTGCGCTTTGAGCCTACGAAATACGCAATTTTCCCGGCAAGTTCTTGAAGCTCGCTGTCAACGTCAAGCTCCTGTACGGTTGGGTCTTTCGCGAATGTGTTCCTGCCGATCTTTTTCCGCTCATACGCTGTCAACGCATTCACGTAAACGCCAAAGAGTTTGTATTCGTCAGGCTCTAATAAAGCTTTCTCGCCGCCCTCCCTCTTTTGGTGCAGGGTGGCAAGCAGACCTTTGACGGGCTTTCCGTCTTTCATGACAACTTCGCCGTTAGGTGTGAACATGACAGGGCCGCTGATAAGGTTCGCTGTACGCTCGGACGGCGTGTATGTCATTTCCGACAGGATAGACATATTGTCAAGCGGGGAAAGCTGGTATTGCCTTGGGTCGCCTTTCTTTAGCCCCTTGTTGTATTTCTTACGCGCCTTGTTGATATCCATTGCGATCTTGTACATGACGGCGTAGCGGTCTACCCAATATGCCCTTAAACCCATATAGCGGTATCCGGCCTTTTTGTAAAGGTTGCTAATGTCGGCAAGCGTGGAATAGGAATGCTTGGTCGGGTTGCTTTGGGCTGCGCTGTGGTTCTGTGACATATCGCGCTCTATCCAGTCGGCGTGATACCACCGCCTAAAGTCCTCGCTCGCGCCTTTGATCTGCTTCATGTACATACCGAAACCGTACAGGCGGTTGATCGTGTCTATGAAGTTTGTGCCGTCGCTGAGTTTCGCAAGCTCCCTTGCAAATTCGGGGTTAAGGACCATGAACCGGACAAGCTCGCCAAAGACTTCTTTTTCGTAGCCGTCTGTCTTTTTGATATACGGCATTTTCTCGCCTATCTCTTTCAGCTTTTCTGCGTATTTCCGCACAATGCCAAATTTCTCGTCAAGCCAATGGCCGATCTCATGCGCGTAGCCGACGATATCGGAATGCCCGAATTTCGCGGTGTCAACGACGTGTACCCTTGGACGGAATTCAGCCCTTGCGTTATTTTCTTCAAGCTGCCCGGTGTGCAGTTCAATGCCAAAGCCATTGCCAAGTTTCTTGATAATATCTTCAAGCGAAATAACCCGCGCGTTCTGCTTCTTTGGCAATGGGATAACGCCTTCGCCCCAGACTTCCCATGCGCCGCCGCCTTCGGCATAGCTCTTTTCCATTTGCAAGCGGCGGTCGGCTTCCAGTTTGTCCTGAGCAAACATATGGTCATAAATTTTCTGCAAGTCGCGCTTAGGTTCCTGCTTGCCTTCGTCCTTGTTCTTTTCGGCAAGCTGTTTCTTTACGCTTTCCTGCGCTTTCGCTATGGACGGGTGCGGTTCTTTAGGGGCTTTCATTTCTTCAAGTTTCGCCCGCGCGATCTTCTGTCCGTCCGGCATTTCCGCATCTGCAAATAAGTGGTCGAATACCTGTCGCATTTCAGGGCTGATCTTCACGCCTAAGTCGTTTGCGGACTTGTAGACTGACCGTATCCATTCCATGAACTGTTTCAGGACGGACTTCATTTCAGGGCTGCCGGTGAATTTCCCTTCGTGGATATACCTCTCAGCCATTCTCGCGAACTGTTCATGCTGTTCGTCAGTTATCTCCTCGCCGTCCTTGATTCCAAGCTCTTTCTTGATCGCTTCCCAACTATCCCTTATTTCTTTCGGGCATTCATCAAACATTACGGCAGTCTGAATGTATTTCAGGAAAGCGTGTCCTAATACCTCATGGATACCGGTCGAAGCGTCTGAACTCTCGAATAGGTTTACGATCATACCCATGTCGTCTTTATTGAATACGATCTCGCCTTTGTCTAATTCTTGATAAAGCCTATCAAGGATTTCGATGGAATTGTCGTCAAAGACCACATAACATTCACCGTCTTTTTTGCCGTCGTATTTAATACCCTTTACCCCGAATTCGTTCAGCTTGCGCGAGGCTTGCTCATCGCCTGTAATTGGTTTCATCCAATTACCTTCGCGGCCTTGTTCCTGGTTAAACAAATCCTTTCCGAGTGCGAGGTAAATATCTCGACCAGTCGCATCGCGCTCTATCGCACCTTCTAACATCCGAAGTTGACTGCGAAGTTGGGATTCTAAATTCTGGCGTTCTCCAATTAAGTCATTCAGTTCTGTGTACGCCCGGTGTCTTTCTTCCAGCGCATCGGAATGCTCTTTGGATATCCGTTGGTAATCTTGATCGGAATTTAGAATTCTTTTCTCATCTTCATTTATGCCATTTGGAAATTCCCCACCTAAGAGATAATCATTTTCGTCGAATTTCCTTCCAAGCAATTCCGATGCTCGCGTTGCGAGATCAACTCTTTTAGCTTCGACGCCATTTGAATGCGCTCGATATATGACACCGGCTACTCTTTCTTTTTGTTCAATATCGGCAATATCGTTTTTGATTTTAGCTTCATCGACATTAACCGCCTCGCGCATAATGCGGTTAAGCGCGCCCTTAACTGCTTCCGGCTGCTCGCTGAATGGAAGCTGTTCATTAAGCATGACTTCATCGGGCGGGATATCAGCGGCGTAGACATTGCCCTGCGCTTCCCGACGCGCCTGTTCTTCTACATCAGCGAAAGCATCGAACAGCGCAGCGGTTTCAATAATATCCGACGCTTCTCCGAGACCGCCAAGATTGCTAATGAACCCATCATTGTTGATAGGCAACGAAATAATGTTCTCATCGACACGTTTTGCGATATCCCACAACGGAACTTCGTCCGGGCTTATATCTTCTTCTTTAGCAATTTCGTTGCGATATTTTTCTACTGCCTCGTCGGTTATTGCGGAATACCTGTCGGTATAAGTGTCATCTCTGTATACAAGTTCGTATGCGTCCCGAAGCATAACATCGGGGTCTAACATATCATTATTTTTTTCGGAAAGCCTGTCTTTATATCCTTCTGCAACCATTCTGCTCTTGGCGAAGTACAGTCCATGACCGTGGGCTTGTGCGCCTTCGCCTGTCCCAACATGATTCATGCTGAATTTTGCGATCTGATAAGGTGAGCCATGAAAGACGGATTGCTTGTGAATTTCAGGCCGCTTGACATCCTCTCTACCTTGGCGTATAGTTTCATTATCAAGCACCGATGGGCTATGGATGTCGACGATGTAGTTGGTTTTTCCAGCTTTTCCGCCACTCCCTTGTGCAGTCGGTGCTTCTTCATGCTCTAAGAACAAAACACTTCCATCTGGGGCGACAATTTCATGAACTCTAAAATAGCGTTTACCTTTGAAGCGATGCACAACTACTGCCATATCGCCGGGTTCCCCGTTAATTACAACTCGTCCGGCAAATGTTACAGTTTCGATTCCATAGTTCTTATGGTTCGGATGCCGTTCAATTTCTATTCCGCGTTTAATGACATCATAGGCAAATGGGAATGCTTCTGCTTGATTGTCATGGTGTACGTATTTCTTCCACGCTTTTCTTATCCTCTCTCTATCTACAACGATTTTATCGAACCCTTGCCTGTCTATAACGAATCCTTTGCTATTGAAAAATTTAACAATTTCTAAGAAACTTTTATTATCATTAGCCTTTAGCCCGCGTGTCTTTCCAGTTGCAATAATTCCATGCTCTGCTATTTTTTCTTTGTTGGCAGCGATTTGATCTTTAAGATATAATATTTCTTGTTTTTCCTGCGCATCTTGTGCATCTTGTTCTGATTTGGATTTTTTCTTTCGCCTTTTCGCCTGTTTGTGGACTTCCTCTTCCCCGCTCCATTTCTCATCTGCCCTGCGAATCTCTATATCAATAACATTCGCCATTTTTTGAACAAACGGGTCGTCTGCTCGCATACCCTTTGTCGCGCGGGCGTGGAAGTTCCCCAGCACGTTTGCAAAGAACCTCCCTGTTTCATGCGCCTGCGCAATACGCTCTGCGTCTTTCTGGTTCGCCTCTGCTACGACTGGCGGTATCGCTTCGTCAATATTGTCGTTTGGTGCGGCTTTATATTCAGCCGCGAGGTCGTCTATTCGTTGTTGGTCGGCTTCTGTTCCGAGTCCTTCTGGTTCCCCTCGTCCAGTAGCTGCTTCTTCTGCTCGTCCGTCAGCACTTTGCTTTTGAGTATTGCGAGCTTTGTCAGTTCGTCCATTGATATACCTCTCAGTTTCATTCTGCGCAAGCCGGTTTACCTCTGAGTCAAACCGCGCTTTGTCCATGTTGACATTCTTCGATATATAGTCCCTGACCAATTCTATCACCGGCGTGACGTTGGAATCAATCATTGCGCGTAGGCTTTCAATGTCGCCGCCAGCCTGCGCCTCATATGGGACGTGCGTTTCGTCTGTCAGTTTCTTGCCCCTTAGTTCGCCTAAGAATTCCATGAATGACGTTTGTGCGTCCCACGCGCCTGCCTCTACGTGCGCTTCTGGGTGGAATTCTTGGTATATATCGTCCCACGGTCTGCCTTCTGTCCGGCTGAAAAATATGCCGCCTAAGCTAAACGCGCCGTAAGGGACACTCTCGCCATTATGTTTGAGTTCCGCGTCAATCGCGTCTGAAACCCTAATGGTCTGGCCTTTCATTTTGCCTATGGTTTCGCCCCATATGGTTTTTGTTTCGCCTCCGATCTTTGTGTCCATTTTCATTATCGGCGCAATAATACTGTCGGCAAGTTCTTCGATATTCAGCACAAACCCCTTCGGGTCGCCTTTATATTTCTGCGCAAATTCCGTGATCTTTGTCACGACATTGCGCTGGTCTTTGCTTTCTTTGAGCGAGCCTAAAGCGTCCCTGATAGACTTTTTAAGGTTGTCCGTTTCGTATTTCGACGGCGGCTTGACTTCCCCTTTGTCGGGCAGGCTGGATATGAATTCTTTCGAGCTTACAACTTCCACGCGGTTTCCATACGCCTCATGAATAACCTTTGCAAGCTCAGGGTGCGTATCGCCCATAAGTTCCATGACGCGTTCTTCCGGCGTACCGGGCGGGTATGCCACGTCAGATACATTCCCCTTATCGGTTTCCAGACGTACGAATACGCCTTTATCGGTGACGACTGCTGATAATTTCCCGTTTTCAATGCCAGCAGACGCGCCTTGTTCGTAGGGTATGCCTTTCGCCTGTTCCGGTGAAATGTTGGCCATTTTCTTGACTGGCTCGGAGTTCTTGAAATTGTCGCGGGCGGTTTGTACTTGCTGTTTCTGTTCGTTTTGTATACGTACCGCTTCGTCTGCTACGCGGCCTTTCGCTTCCTGCGCCTTGCCGTAAATGTTTTCGTATTTATCGCCAATGGCCGGGGGTTCTTTCCCGGTTTCGTCCCACGGCTTGCTGTCGTAAAACGCCCTGCCAAGCGACTCGAATTTCTTGGTAATGCTCATTGTCGGGGACATGGAATTTAAGGCAGACTCTTTGATACCGTTTGCCTTGCGAATTTCAGCCGCCTGTTGGTGCAGCCTGTCCAGTTCCCGCGCCTCGTCGGGGGTGAAATGTCCAAGCGCAACTGCCGAGTCAAGCAGTTCGAGTGTTGATAGGGTGTCGTTTAGTATCTGCGGGTCACGATCTGGCTTAACGTCCTCTTTAAGGTTAGCCACTTGTTCCTTGTACAGTTCAAGGTAACTTACCTCTTTCATGTCCCTTCCGGTCTGCGCTTTATAGGCGGCTGCCTGTTCCTCGGTAACGGTGTATTTATTCTCGTCACGGAATAGCTTTCCGTCGCCCATTGCAAGTGACTCGATAACCCCTACAAACGAAATTGGCTCTGCACCAGTTTCGCCCCGTAGCGCAGGGGCTATTTGGTTTTCGTAAAGTTCTTGGCCTTTAATGGCGTTCTTTGCGTAGGATATCCGTGTGTTTTCAACATGGGTTCTAAAGCCGCCTATTGCGCCGGGGACTGCCGCCATTACAAGGCTCATTGCAAGGCCGTTTTTCGCGCCCTCTACATAGCCGGTCTTGAAAGCGTTATAAGCCTGCGTATAGTCGCCTGTCTTTGCAAGTTCTATTGAGTAATTGGTAAAGGCGTTTGACAGGGCTATCTGTGTATCGCCAACGCCTGCGGTAACGCCGGAATAGGCAATGCCCCTTGCCAAAGCGTTTCGCCCAAGTTGGCTGTTGGCAATTCTTGATAGTGCGCTTTTGCTGGTTTCCATTACTGAGGTTGTAGCCGCTTTTTCACCGGACTTGGCAAGTGCGCTAATCAGTTTCCCTGTACCCATTGCGGATAGCTTGACATATTCCTGACCGGAAAATATGAGTGCGCTTGCAAGTCCTGACTCTGTTGCTATTTTAGAAGCCTGCTCGTGGGACAGTCCGTCCATTCTCGCCTGTTCATAAGCTGCGCTACCCATCCACTTGTACATGACGGGCATTGTAATAGTTGCACCAGCTATCCTGCCAACGCCGGGGGCTGCTCCAAGCACATTCTGCAAAATAAACGCGCCGGGGTTGTCCTGCATCATCGGTATCATTCCTGCGCGGGTGTCGTTTAAGCCTTGCTGTACAATGTTTTCCTTTTTGTAGAAGTCAACGCCAGTAGTGTCTTTGACGATCTGCGGTGCGGTTGCCACTTTATTGAGGAATTTCATATACTCAGGGTCGGATATCTTATTGTTCCATGCGGCATTGCTAATTTCGGTATGATAGACGCTTAACGCCCCTTCCGTCGTGCCACGTCCCCAGAACTTTGCTCTGTCGTCAGAATTGCTTTGCAGTATGGCTGTTTGGATAGCGCGGATATTGGTAATATCTCCAGCGTCAAAAATTATAGGGTGTCCACTTTCGAGATAGCCGGGATATGTCTGTTCCAAGTATTTATTAAACGCTGTATTGAACCGGCCCTGCTGCTCCTCGTTCATTTTGTCGGTCACGAAATCAAGGGAGGTCGCGGAAGAACCGGTATAGTTGTAGTGTAGGTATTCGTTCTGTTTGTTCGGGTCGTAGTCTTTCACCACACCAAGCGACTTGGACGTGTTAGATAGGTATTTATCCCTGTCGCCTTTGAAATTATTTGGGAAGAATACGAACGACGGTGCTTCCGCGATCTTCGGGTCAATGCCTCCAAGCATTTTAATAGCCGCATTATCAACAGAAGCGTCGTTTTTATGCAGCATACCGCTGCTGTAATTCATTTGCGCTATTGCCGAACCCCTGGAATGGGGCCTATCTATCTTTTTCGCATTCGGGTCGGGCGTATTGTCTGCTTTGTCTGCGCCGATATTCTTGAATAAGACGGACTGTTCCAAGTCTTGTATCTGGTACTCAGTTGCGGCGTGGTCGGCAATAGCTTTGTTCTTTACTTCGGGGTCAAAGGAATACTGCGCGAGCCTTGCGTTGGTTTCGTTTAGCGTTTTTAGGTTTTGAATTTTCTGTTCGGTATTGTCCTGACCGTAAACACCGCGTACAAGCGGGGACTGCGCTTGCCTTACGCCTTGTTCTATTTTGTTGCTTAGGCCGCCAAGCTGCTGTTGCTTTGCGCCTATAATTTCGGGCGAGTTGTCTGGGCTGGTTAATGCCGCTATCCCCTGTTCGCGCCGTTTTATAAGTTCGGCTTTCGAGTATTCCGGCGCATAGCCGTGTTCCATTGAGTAGTCGATCAGCGGTATGTCGTTTGCGGGTTCAAGGCTTTTATAGACTTTGTTCAGTTCGCCTGAAAGAACCGCCGCGTCTGCAAGGCTGTTTTTCAGTTCCTCGTTTTGCCATGGTGCTTTGTCGCCGTAAGCCTGCGCTTGCTTTCGCATAGCGTCAATACGCGCTGCTTTCGTCAGTTCCGCTTCATGCTGCTTGCGGTCTATTTCAGCAAGTACTTTCCCGCTCGCTCCACGTGCGTACTGTTGCAAGTCTGCGCTTAGTGGCGTTTCCGGCGTTGTGTCCGTCAAGCGTCCGGGCTGTAAGCCAGTTGCGTGGGCGGCTTGCATATTCCTCAGGCTTTCGTTTGTAGCCGGAAGGACTGCTGCCGCTTGTTTTGCCTTTAGGGTTTCTAATGCAGACTTTGATATTTTCGGGCTTGCGTCCGGGCTGTTCATGTTTTGGTAGCTGAAAGTATTAGGCGGCTTGACTTCCTGCATTTTCTGGATATTCGGGTCGGGGGAAGTCGCTTGGCTTTTTGCCGTCCAGTTGAACTGCGCAGGGTTCATGTTTGAGCCTGTCACCGCAGCACTACCTTGGTTCGTGTTCACCTTCGGGGCGGGCGGCGTGTAGGAATTTATCATTTCAGCCCTTGCCGCCGCGTTGGAATAGTTCTTTACCGGCTGAGGGGCTACTGGCTGCGCTGCCTGTTGCTCTGCCACGCGGAACCCGCCAACGGTAGTAGGTTGTGGCGCAGGGTTAGCAGACTGTAACTGACGTTTCTTAGCCGATGCGTAGGAATTGGTTGCCAAGTCTTATACCTCTCAAATTATTTATTGGGGACATAAACGCCGGGTATTCCGGTATATGTGTATCCGGCTTTTTCTGCGCCACCAGCGTCGCCACGGCGCGGGGTTGTTGGTATAGCAGTCCCGCCCACCATCATGCTGCTATCAGCACCGCTACTGGCTGGCGTTTTGGGCGCAACAACGCCACCGCCGCCACCCCCGCTTTTCACCGTCTTGGACGGGTTGGAAGCGGTAGACGCATTGAGCGCGGCGATCTGGGCGCGTTGGTATTGTTCCTGCAATGCCGCCATTCTATTGGCGTTGTCCTGCGCCTGACCAGCTAAAGTACGCTGCCCGTCAATGTCGCCGGTTAAATTCGCCAATGCAATTTTATAGTCAATGTCTTGCTGGGTTTTGGCTAATGCCTGCTGGCTTTCCTTGTACCATTTGTCAAGGTCAAGGGTCTGCTGCTGGTAGTCTTTATCCCATTTGAACTGTTCGTTTTGCAGCCATTTGGTGTAATCTGAGTCGTAAGCGTCTACCGTCACATGATAGTCATTGAGTACGTCGCCAACTTGGTCCCTATAAGCCTGATACCTGTTTTGGTAAGCAGTCTGCCTATCGGCGTTTGACTTGCTCATAAGGTCAAGCGCGGAATTGAATGTGTCGGACGTACGCTGCGCCTCGACTGCGGCAAGCGCGTTTTGTTTCATTTGTTCGGCTGGTATCTGGCCATAGAAACCTGTCTTTACAGCTTGCCTTGCGCTGTCGTTTAGGGTCTGGGCTACTTGCTGTTGGTAGATCGGGTCAATTCTCGACCTTGCAATGCTTTCGCCCTCAGCCCAGCGCATGGGGTCGTAAGCGGCGGGCTGGCTGCTGATAAGCTGTTCGTAAGTGGTCAGCTTGCTTCGCGCCTCTTTCGACAAGGGGTCTTGGTTGCCAAGTGCGCCGGAAGCCAGACTTTCGCGGTTGACCGTGCCGACCGTCTTGTTGGCGTTTGCAAGCTGGGTTCCGAGTGCGCTTTGCTGTTGCGCCGTCTGCGCCCGCTGGTCCATGATCTGGTTGGCGTAGTCGGTCATAGAAATTGCCTGCGTCGGCTGGGTTGTATTTGTCGGCTTGGTCGTGTTTATACCAGATGTCTGCGGTGTCGCGTTGGGAGCCGTTGCAAGTTGCTGAACGACGGCTTTCTGAGCGGCCTTCTGCGCTTCCGCTAATTTCCCCGCCGTATTCGTCGTCACATTCGTGGCGACTTGCTGTGTTGCCATTGTTGCCATGGTATTGTCCTTTCTAAGGCAAAGTAGTAGAAATACCCCCGCGCTTTGTTAGACGGAAAAATTGTTAAGTGACGCGCGGGGACGCACAACCACGCCGAGACGTGTGAAAGCGAACGTCGTAAAAAAGACGACGTAGTTGTTAATATCCGGCACTTTTCCAAGTGATAGGGCCAACTATCGAGTCGGGTGCTAATCCGTGGTCTTTCTGGTACTTGATCGTGGCCGCGCGGACCTCTTGTCCGAAGTCACCGTCTGCGCCGTACCTCGGCAGTTTGTAGCCATGCGCGATAAGGTATTCCTGCCATACCTTTACTTCCGGCCCACGGCTGCCGTATTGGATAGTAGGCATTTGCTTTTTCGCCGGGGCGGGCGCAGGGGTTGGGGCAGGGGTTGGCGTTGAGGCGGGTTTCGCTACGCCGAAGATCGTGTCAAGCAGAACGTTCGCGCCGCCGGGTAGGTCGGCAAGGATAATGTCGCAGTCGTCGGCATTGATAAAGCCAAGCTCAAACAGGATAGCGGGCATTTTCGTATCGGAAGTCCAGCCAAGCCTGCCAAGCCTGTCGTCGGTATCGGGGCGGCTTTTCCTGTTCGGCAGTTTGTAATAAGCGTTGAAATTCTTGCTGAGTGCGTCGGCAGTTGCGATAGTATCTTTTTTCGTAAGGTTGTCGTACCATGCCTCAGCACCGAGTTTCTTTCCGGCCTGACTGCCGGACGTGCTGTTCCAATGGAACTGGATAGCAAGGTCGCCGCCGTATTGGTTCGCCCGCTGAATATCGTTGGTCAGGCTGCTGTCGTTGTCGGTTACGCTTACGACATTCAGCCCACGCGCTTTCGCCTGTTTCAGTAGTTCTGCTTCAAAAAGGCGGGCAAGGTCGCGTTCGATCTTTTTGCCGGATACAGCACCGGGGTCTTGGCCACCGTGACCCGAGCCTACCAATAATTTACTTACTTTAAGCATTGTTTTTTCCTTTCTATTCAGTTGGCGCGGGGTTGCCGTCGCTGAAAAGCATTCCCTGAACGTCTGCGGCGGTAATTTCGTCTTTTTTCAGGCTGTCAAGTACCTGTTGCGCTTGGCCTGCCGAGACGCTAATGTTGTTATTGCGCCACCACGCGGCATAAATGATCGCTGCAACGGTAAGGCAGTTGCTTATTACCTCGCCAACAAATTCTCCGCTCCACGGCAAAACGCTCTGCCCGGACGCTGTAAGCAACGAGTTGATAAGTGCCACCATTACGACACCAAGTCTGGCAAACGCCTCAATTCTTTCTTGCTTCATGTCATGTTCCTTTCTAACAAAATGCAAATGATAATTACTGCGAATATCGCAAGCACAAAAATAAACCCGCCTACGGGTCTTTGGAACTGCATATCATTTCACCTTTACGGTATCCGGTTGTTCCTGAGCAGCGCGATCACCAGCACTATCCCAAGTGCGCCTACCGCGTCGTAACAGGTGTCTGAGATAATTCGTCCGGGGCTATATGGGTATACCGAACTATCCGTGAGCCGCCATACGTAGTAATGGATAAACGCGCTGACCGCAAATGGGTATGCGATCTGCAAGAACTTTGGAATACGCCGCAGTTGCTTGTGGATAGCAATGATCGACCACGCTACGGTAAAGCAAATTATCCAGCCCTGATATAAGAAAACATACGCAAGCATTACCTATCCCCCCTTCCCTCAATTATCGCCACGCGCCGTTCAAGTTCTTTAATGTCGTTTTCGATATCCCTGAGTTTCAGGTCAATGTTATGGTCTTTCACCGCAAGGTCTTTAATGTCTTTGCGCACTTCGATAACCACTTCCTTTAGTTCCATTATTGACTCTTGCGTACGGGTGGTCGCGGCGATAGTCTCAGCGTGTTCCTTGTTCGTGGAACTGCGACGGTTCATAAACGCTATGACAGCCATAAATAATGCAACGCACAGGCTGACGAATGTTATTGCCTCGGAGTATCCGATCATTTTTATCCTCAACTCAATCTGATATACACATACGCAGTAATGGACGGCTGGTAGTTTGCGTTTGTAGCGTTGCCGGACGTACCGGCATAGTTAATAGCAACCGTACCAGCCGGGGTTCCTGCGCTCACACCGTTTTGGTCAGTTATTGTGCCGCCGGGTGTGCCTGCGCTGACACCGTTTTGGTCAGTTATTGTGCCGCCGGGTGTGCCTGCGCTTATCGCTGTATTAGTCACCGTACCGGTAACAGTATGCGTATGAGCGCCGCCGGACATAATTGTAGCGTCTACGCCTGTACCTGAATTATTCGCGCCTGCTGAGGTCAAGCGCATCGCAGTGCCTGTGGCGGCAGCGTCGGTGTTCCACTTTACGCCATGCTGATGATCGCCCGCGCTGGCAGCAGAACCGGCACTAAAAGCCGCTGTATGGTTGTGGGTTGCCATTGCAGTACCGTTAAAGGTAAGCGTATGCTTGTGGGCGGCAAGCGGAGTGCCTGTAAATGTAAGCGTGTGCTTATGGGCGGCAAGCGCAGTCCCGGTGAGCGTCGATGTAGGATGGTTGTGGTACGGGATGATGGTATCTTTGCTGCCGATCAGTTTGTTCGGCGCGTTTAAGTTCGTGTCGGAAGCGTTTACGCAGACTGTCACCATGCCTACGCCCCACCAGTCCCAAGTGCCGCCGTATTTGTCGGTCATATGCGCGGGGGTATCTTCGTCGGGCGCGGTTGTCTGATAGATCGAGAGCGGCGGGTGGCTCATAAGGAATACCAACTTATCGAAACCGTCTACCGTGGAAGGGTCTCCCGTATCACCTTTAGGGCCTTGCGGACCCGTATCGCCGGTATCACCTTTTGGTCCTTGCGGCCCAGTAGCACCCGTAGCACCGGTATCGCCTTTTAAGCCTTGTGCGCCTGTATCTCCCTTTGGCCCCTGAATGCCTTGTAAGCCTGTATCGCCTTTCGGGCCAGCAGGGCCGGTATCGCCTTTTAAGCCCTGAGAACCCGTCGCGCCCGTGTCGCCTTTTGGGCCTTGCGGTCCGGTTAAGCCCGTATCGCCTTTTAACCCTTGCGGGCCAGTTGCGCCGGTTGGCCCGGTAGCACCAGTATCACCCTTTGGACCTTGAATACCGTCAGCACCGGCAGGACCAGTCAAGCCTATATCACCTTTTGCGCCTTGCGAGCCTGTGTCGCCTTTATCGCCTTTGTCGCCTTTAGGGCCTTGGATATTCCCAGCGTCTATCCAGTCTGACGCGGTAAGCGACCAGACGTAAAGGTTGCCGCCTACCATATAAGCGTCGCCTGCGCTGCCGGTTGGCTTGGCTGTTTTAAGCGCGGTATAAGTGGCGTATGATCCTAAGATCGTTACGCCTGTACCGTCTGCGCCTTTAGGGCCTTGCGGACCTGTTGGGCCAGCGTCACCTTTGACACCCTGAATACCCTGCAAACCTGTATCGCCTTTCGGGCCGGTGGGGCCGGTTGGCCCGGTAGGCCCTGCGTCGCCTTTGATACCTTGTACGCCTTGTGGTCCGGTAGGGCCTGTTGGGCCAATGTCGCCTTTGGGTCCGGGGTCGCCGGTATCGCCTTTAAGCCCAATCCCTATTGGCCCCTGTGGTCCCGTATCGCCCTTTGGGCCTTGTGGGCCTGTAAGACCCGTGTCACCTTTAACACCCTGAGTGCCTTGCGGGCCAGCGGGGCCGGTAGCACCGGTGTCTCCCTTTAACCCCTGCGGCCCTTGCGGTCCGGTAGCACCCGTGTCGCCTTTAGGTCCGGTCAGCCCGATAGGACCTTGTATGCCGTCCTTTCCAATTGGCCCTTGCGGCCCTGTTGGACCTTGTGGGCCTGTATCACCCTTTGGACCCGGTTCGCCTTGTATCCCTTGTGGGCCGGGTTCGCCTTGTATTCCCTGCTCGCCCTGCGGCCCTTGCGGGCCTTGTTCGCCAGCCTGACCGAGCACGTCGGGCAGTTGGTCAAGCGGTACTTTCCCGCCGACAAGATCAGCCTTTTTGCCTATCAGCAGGTTCAGACCTGACAGCCCGGTTTCCACGTCACCGAATAAGACGGACGTTACCTGTTTGGAATTTACCTTATGCGGGTTGTTAAAGTCGTTTATGTGGTCGTCAATGCCGCTGACCTGTAATGACTTTATCATTTGCGCAAGGACATAGCCTTGGTGCGCGTCAAGTACGCCTAAGCCAGCTTTTTCGGTCAGTAAATTGTCTATGAAGTCCGGCCATACTTTTACGCTGCCTCCGACGGGGAATGAAACAGGCTGGCTTGCACCGTCAAGATAGACCAGTATATCCTCCTGTGGCGTGGCTTCCCAATCAAGACCGTCTGTACCGCCTAATTCAAAACTAAGCCCGCTATTCGGGTCGGGTTCCCAAATGATATCCGGCATTAGATCGACCAGTTTATCGCGCCAGCGTGTTCGCTGGTATCGCTTGCTACTTTCATGACGGTAAACCTGCGAACAGCGGATGGCGTTGTGACGAATGCGCCGCCCGTCGGTTTCCCGCCTGTGTCAACGGTAGCGTTTTGGAAATAGGTATAGTCCCATGTGTACTGTCCGGGCAGTATCTTTTCGCTGTCGGCAAAGGACATGGCGAACGTCCACTTATACCTTGAGCCGGAAACCTGTGGGACTTCCACAACGTCATAGGTTTTCGAGAATATGACCGTACCTGTCCCGTCGCGTATTACCGCATAGACTTTATCCTTGCCGGGTGTTATTACAAACCCCGCGTCTTTCTTGGCAAGCCAAAAGCCTATGGATAAAGTGTTTCCGTGGTTCAGGCAAATATTACTGGACTTTATGTCAATGGTATACAAGATAAAACCCGTCCTTTCTTACGCAGTCCGTTTGAACATAAAGCACGTGATATACGGCTGCAAATTGTTGAACGCTGTACCCGTCCCGGATAAACCTGTGCCGCTTGGCGTTGTTGACTCTGTTACAGAACCGGCTGTACCGGCAGGAGCCGTCATTTGCCGTTCTACAACGCTGTATTCCGCGTTGTCCGAAAATGCCAATACCGACATACCTGTCCCACCCGTGACTACGTGTCTCGCTTGAATGTTCACATTGGTGGAAAGTACGCAAGGAATTGTCATGTTTGGATAATCATTAGTAATTCCATGGCTGTGGCCATAGTTGTAGTTGTGTGCATGGACAGCGGAAGTGTGGGCGTGGGACGGCATATTAGCAACCGCTAAGGTCACGGTTTTCGCGCCGCCTGTTTTCTCAACCGTGGCAAAATCGGTGTCGGCGGTATTAACACCAATGGGAACCCTGCCTGCGCCCCACTTAACCCACGTCCCTCTGTATGGGGCTTTATCTACGGTTGTCATGTAAATTGAGCCAACCGGATAACTGTTATCAAACGCCGAGTTAATTGCGCCTTGTATTTGGGAGGGGATAGCGTCAATCTTCCCAAGAAGTACGCTACCTTGCCGCGCGTCAAGGGCAAGCGTTCCGGGGGATGTAACGTCAAGCCTATCTGCAAGCGTCTGTGAGTATCCGGCGGCCTGCACGACCGGCACTTCCCATGCGCCCTGTTCGTTTAGGAATTGGATAATCGGACCCATCTCCATATCGCGGAAAATGCGTATTCCGTGTGGAGTGCCCCCAATTGCCCTCAACGCTTCGTGTTTCGTCAGTTCCGCGTAAATACTGTTCATTTGCGGCCATATCTGCTGGGGGGTATTCCCGTCCTTGTCGGTCAGGCCGTTAATGACTTTGGACGCGATCAGTTCAGGCAGGGTGGTTTCTCCCGGCATGGGGTTTAGGATATTCCCGCCGATATTCTCAATGTATATCCCGCCGGGGCTGCCGTCGTCGTGGAATGAGTCCGGGTCAAAGTATTTCCCAAGCTCGTCAATATCCCGTTCTATGGAGTCCGGGCCTTTGCGCATGATAGACGGTTCGCCTACGTCTGCGGAAAATTGTCTACGAAATTTGTACAATGTAATGTCCTTTCTTTATCGCCAAGTAACTGGGTATGTAGGTTTAAGCCCGCGCTCGTCTTTCAATTGGGTCAAACTTTGGGGGTTCATTTGCCGTACAGTCCGATACGCCCAACCGATAGCAAGTAACGTTGCAGGCACGTCCAAGATCGAATACCTGAATTCAAGCGAGAACATATCGGAAACCTCGCTTACCTCAATGACCGCAACCGTTTCGTCGCGCCAGCCCCATATCCTGCCCCACGTCTTGCCCCATGATAAAGACTCGGTAAGGTCAAGGTTTTTCACAACCGTTTCCTTGTAGCCAAACCTAACGCCGATATCAATGAACGAGTCGGGCGGGAATGCCTCCTGCTTAAAGACAAGACCTACAAATTCGATCTTTTTCCATTTGAATGGGGAATAGAAGTCGTAGTCTTTCGTCCTTACCCTAACGTCAATTGGTTTCTTTTCGCCTGTTTCGGTGTCGATATCCGAATAGCCGGTAAGTGCTTTTAAGGCGTAGTTCTCAGAGCAGAAATACAAATTATTCGCGTCTGCCATGAACTGGTTGACCGTCCAGCCGGTTATGACTGACCACGCCTTGATCTGGTATTCGTATTTCAAGACCCGTGTGTTTTTCAGCCCGGTCATACTGATACAGTCGTCGCAACGGTCGCATTCGGGTGTTTCGCCGTCAATGTTATAGGCAAGGTAATAGGCATTGTCGTAAAAGACCGCGCGGCATTTTTCGTAGTCTTTAATTGACCGGAGCGAGTTTTCCACTTGGTTTTCAGAGATCGACTTAATTAAAGTCCGTCCGGTGACTAAGGCGTATGACGTTTGCAGTATTGACGCTTGCACGTTGATAACGCCTTCCCGCGACAGGAATGTGAATGAGAACGGGGTTAACGCTACGCTTCTGTGGCAGACGCAGCCTTGCGTTATGCCAAGTTCCTGCCATTTCGCGTCTACAATAGCGTCAATGCCAGACCATGAATACCAGCCGTTTTGGTAGGAAACAAGTAGGTAGGAAGTCAATTCGGAAATAGCCGTTATCCGTCCAAACCCATTGGAGGGATAGACTTTATCAATGTCTGAGTTCCAGATCGTGCAGTCGCCTACCGCTGAGTAATATAAAGCATTGTCGTCGGGGTTGCCTGCCGCAAAGACCCGCTGAGAGCCTTGGTGCAGCCAGAACATTGTGCATTTCTTGATAGGGTCGATATTATTGGTATCGGCTTTGCCCTGTACGGTTGTGCGCCATGAAACCTCGATAAGTGCGCCCCAGTTGGCGTTCTGCCCTGAGTCGAAGAATGCGTCTGCTTTCATGCCAACTTGGTTTGCGGTAATGGTTATGATATTCCCGGAAACGGAAATGGTATAAAGGCCGGTTGCCCCAAAGACCAATTTGCTGCTTGCGTCTTTGTAAGCGTTCAGGACGCTGACGATCTTATTGAGTGCGCCTTGCACGGTAGTGACAACAGACCCGCCAACGCTTTCGGTCAAGGAACTAAAGACAATTTGGTACGCGTAGTTGTCAAGCATAACCGCAATAGTCCCCGTAGCGTTAATGCCCGACAGAATTTCCATGACGAATGTTTCTTTCGCCCCGCTGTTTGACGGCTTTAACGGCCTTACGACATTGGACGCAAGACCTACCACTTCCGTGACTTCCTGCCAGTTGGTTTTATTGGTGTAGTCCTCGTTGGCAAGCGCGATATTCGTACGGGCGGTTTTGGACATATAGAAATGCCCGCTGTCGCCTTTGCCCGTGCCGCCGCCGTAGTACCTGACAATCGTCCCGCGCTTTGAAGTTGCGTCGTAGGTTAGGTTGATGGTTTCCTTTAGCTCGGTGGTATTGTCGTAGTCTCCCCAGACGTAAAGGTTTTTCCCGTCGCCAAAATATAGGCGGTTGAACATTACCCACGGGTAGATCATTGGCCCTGCGATATTGCCTTTGTAAATTGACTCGCCGGTATCAACGTTCAGGTCGTACAAGGCGTTATTCACGACAACGCATTTCTTGTATTTCTGCCCGACTGTCCACGAATATCCGTCGGTGACATTGCCGTTAAAGGAATAGGTATTGGCTTTCACTACGCCTTTTCTGGAACTGAATGCCTTGTACTGCGTGGAAAAGTCAACGTTCTCGGCAATGGCAAGTTCCCTGTCCGATAGGGTCATGGGGGCCTGAGTATCGTTCAAACCCGCCGAGAAATCACGATATGATAGTTCGCCAAGTCCATTTCCAACGCGGTTGTCAACTAAAGTCTCTAACAAGGGCATAATTATCGCCTACCAAACGACGGGCGTATCCGTCTGTATTGACGCTGGCCGGAATAGAATGAGTCTGCCTCCATACAGGTCTGGTTGAAGTTCTGGGAAAAGTATTGCGAAGCCGCGTCCTGACCGCCGTAAAGACGCTCCATATGCTTAAAGCCTAAGTACCAATGCACCGCTTCCTGATACATTCTTGGCAGGGGTATAGGATCGTCGTAGTCAAGGTCAAGGTCGGGAAAGCAAAGATAAGTGACCGTATAGAACCCGGTGTTCCTGAATTCAATGGTATTGTCCGGGAACAGTTGGTATCCGACGTTGGACGACAAAGGATAGCCTTGTTCGTTCCTTACCTCCGTGATCGACCGTACCTCTTTTGACAGTTCTACCGGAGTGCCGTCAAACTGCACCGTTTCCGTCTGGCGTTGCCCTGCGGTGTCGTAGTGCTTGACAATGTCAATTATCCCGTCCTTGCAGTAGGCCATACTTGTCTCCGGGTCCATATTCGGAATGGCGGTATCGACCTGTGCCTGAATACGTACCTGATCGAAAGTTAGATCGTTCAATTCGCTACCTCGCTCATGTAGTGTTTATTGCGATAGCTGTCATGTAATTCCGCATGGTCTTTGTACAAGTGCGCTTCGTCGTACCATTCGGAAGCTATTGCGAAATTGTCATTGTCTATTTCGCGTTGGCGTTTTTTCTTGAATTTTTCGTTGTGGTCTTTTAAGGTTCTGTGGTTTACCCGGTCTACCCTTGTGTCCCAAATGCGGCTTATGGTCTTGTCGGAAAAGTCCTCGACAACCAGACATAAGGTGTCGCTGCTTTTGTTTTTCAGGGAATGAATTTCCGGGCGGCTGTACTGGTGGTTCACTACCGCGAAATAGCCGGGGTCAATTCTATTCAGCTTGCGGTTAAAGTCGGTATCGGTCACTACCTCCAACCACGGCTGGTCAAGGATACGCGGGTCGTGTTGCGCTTTTTTATAGGTTTTCATATAAACACCAGTTCTGAATTTGCGATAAAAAATATACGCCCCCAGCAGGTAGTCCGTAGCAGGGGCGTATATAAAGGAGATGTCCGACTGGAACTCGGTCAGTAAGCTAATTAAACAACCGGCTTGATGTTTTTGATAAGCCCAAGCGCGGCGGGTTTCTCAGCAAGGATATTGGCGTAGCAGGCCATTGTCCCGTGGTATACAGGATAGCCGTCGCGGAGCTGGAGCGGGTCGCCGCTGCTGCCGTGGCCGAGCCAATGCCAGTCTTTCGCCATGGCCTGTTTCAGCGTTTTCATGGAGAATACGCCGATGGAATTGGGAATGAAGTATTCCTCCTCCGAGATCGGTATATCGTTGTACTTCGCAACCCTAAAGCCGCCGTTCAGCACCATGTAGTCGATGTTCTGCATGATCGCCTCGCGTTCCTGCAAATAGGCTACCGCCATATCCGGGGACATTGCGATGAAGTCTGCGTCCTCGCCCGTCCGGCTGCGGATGGCGTTGATCGTCTGCTTAATCCAGATGGAATTAAGCGCGGCGTTAGCCTTATCGACGAACTGCGGGTTGAACCATTTCTCGGTGTTGCGGTCGATACCGTAAAGGGTGTTGTTCGGCGTGAGAATTTCCGCAAGGCCGACCATTTCCTTACCGAAGCTACCGGCAAGGCAGATGGAAACACCGGCTGCCGGGGCGGTGGCAAGTGCCGTCTTTAGGATAATCGCGTTGCCCGGATAGTCCACAGACGCAATCTGGCATTTCGGGTTGGTGACGGTCATAACGCCCGCAGCTACCGTGCCAAGGTCGATGGACTGGCCGGGGCTGAATGCGTTGATAAGCGAGCCTGCCGCAAGGTTAAGTTTCGTCGTGGTCGAGCCTGCCGCTGTCGTGCCGAATACGCCGAAGTGGTCGGTATTCAGGTTTCTGCGGACCCAGTCTGCCGCGTCTGCGGTAAGGTCTTTGATCTGGTCGGTGGCTTCCGCTCCGAATGACATTCTGGTGTCGGTCGAAGTGACAAGCAGTTTGTCGCTGATCTCGAAATGCGCGAACAGGTTGGCTGTATCGACGGCTACCTGCCTACGCGGGCGGGAACTGGCTTCGGGAAGCGCGCCTGTTTCGTCCCGCGCTCCAAGACCGCCGCTGCGACCGATCTTCATGGTGAGTTTGAAAGCGTTGCCGGTTACGCTTTCCGTGTTCTTTTTCAGCGCGGCGTAAAGCGGGCTGGTTTCGTCGTTGATCTGGCTGACGATGATGGGCATGAAATAGGTTTTCAGCCCGTTGTTGAGGGCCTGTACCGGGTCGGTATAGGTTCCGATAGTTGTTGCTGGCATAGTAAATACCTAACCTTTCTTAATTAAAAAAAAATTACCGCTATTGCGGCGTGGTAAGTGGGTTTAATTCCGTGTTTACCGCATAGAGTTCGCCAGTGCCAGTTGCGCGTCGTCCCATGAAGAGATCGACTTTGGCGGCGTTGCAGGGGATACCCCACCAGCGTCCGTTAAGACGGCGGGTTTTGCCCCAGCTTGCAGTTCTGCGGCGTAGTCGGCAATGTATTGTTTCTTTAAGTCCTCATTGCCTTTCGCCTTTTCCACGAAATCTTTATTTCCAAGAAGCCGTCCAATGAAGTCGTTGTTGCCAACCATTTGGGCGAGTGCTTCCGGGTCGTTCATATATTCGTCAAGGGACTTCCGGCCTGACAAGTCTTTCAGTTTGGCGGTCTGGTATGCGTCCTTGATCGTGCGGGGGTCGTTAAGCGGGTCGTTCGTACCCGCAAGGTGTTCTTTGATACTGTCAAGGTAGTTGTGCGCGTCGGGGTTTTCCGCGAAGAACTGGTCAAAGATCATTCCAACCTCTTTCCTTGCCTTTGCCTCTTCCGCGTCGCTCAGAAGCGGTGCAAGTTTGTCCATGATCTTGCTTTCCAGCTTTGCCGCCTCAATTTCCTGAGCCATTTTAAGTGCCTCTGCCGGGTTGTCCTGAAACATTTCAAGGAACTTCTCTTGGTCGAGTTCCGGGGTAGCCGGGGTTTCAGGTGTCTGGTCTGCCGGTTCTGCCGCGCCGCCTTGTTTTGCCTCTTCCAGCAGGCTTTTGAAACTTTCCAGTATGGACTGCGGGTCAATTTGCTCGAACGGGTTCTGATCGCCCAGTGGCTGTTCGTCCACCTTTGTCGCGTCTGGGTTGTCTATTCCGTCAAGCAGTTGGGTTTCCGGCGTTGCGCCGGGAGCCGCTGCGTCCGGGGCTTGCGCCGCTTCGGGCCGGGTTTCGTCGGGCGGGGTATCAGTAGGCTGGTCCGTCCCGTCGCTCATGCTGCCTGAAAGCTGTGCCGCTGCGTCGTCCCACGTAGGCTTGGTATCTGCCGGTGTCTGCGTATCCGGTTGCGTATCTACCGGCTGGTCAACGGGTGTTTCGTCAATAGGGGCTGGGGTTTCAGCTTGGTTTTTAGCCATTGTGTTTTCCTTTCGTTAACGTGGTGCGCTAAAGTTATATCTCATGTCCGGCGGGGCGTTCGGGGCCGGGGCCATGGACGGGTCTACCGGTGTCATATCCGGCGACATTTGCTGGCTGACTTTCATTCCGTAGTTTTTAAGGTGGTCGTCAACGTGGTCCTCGTACAGTCTGTCGATCTCAGGGTGTTCCTCCAGCAAACTTTCGTATTCCGCAGTCAGCCTAAAGTCGTTGTGTTCGCCAATATGCACGATATCGTCGTCAAACTGCCTTATAATAGGAACCTCGCCGGTCGCCATGGCTTGGTTTTCGCGTTTTGCACGGGCCAAATGGATGTCGCCCTCTTCGGCAAACATTTCCCAGTTCCCAAATTCCATCATTTCAAATATTTTCGCCTTTGCCTCATTGGAAACCTTGCCCGTATCGGAGTCAATGAACATTCCGGCGTTCATAAGCTCGATAACTTTCTGCCGTAATTGGACCAATTCGCCTGCGCTAATGGGTTCAGGCATAATTTCCACGTCGAAAGACGTTAGGTCGTTGCCAATGAACTGAGAAATTTCAAATTCCGCGTTTTTGCCCAGCGACTTGACTATTCTGGGGTATCTTACGTTGTCGTGGTAGAGGATAAGCATATTCTGGACTAAATTCGTCCAAAAATACTGCGCCTCCTCGGACTCTAAGCCTATCCTGTTGTCGTCCTGTTCCTGTAATCCGGCCAATGCGGAGGCGGCTGTTATGTTTCCGGGCGCGGCGGAGGTCTTTGCAAGCTGTGAAACGCCGGAAAGACGGTCAAGTTCGTCTAAAGTGTCTTGGTTGTTCCTGATAATTTCGCCGGGGAATGGCGGTGGGTCAAGGAATCTAAGAGGAGGACGGCCCGGCCTGTATCTCACAGGGCTTCCGGGGCCTATTCCGTAAGCCATTATCTCTTCTTCGTCAGTTAAAGAGCCTTCCTCGAACTGCGGAACGGCTATTGCCAAGCGGTTCATATGGTCGGCTATCCTATTCTTGCCGTGGTTGAACGCCCTCTGGACGGGTATCATTCTCTCAATGACCGACCGACCGAAAAATCCGTCTGTCATAATGGACTGCTGCGCCTCAAAGGGTAGTTTGTACTGCCCGTCTGCGCCCAATCTGTCGGGCAGGTCGCCGTAATACAGCAAGTGCCTGTCGGTGCAGATAATCAGCCGCCCGAAAACGTATTCCGGGGACGGAAGCTCCCATTCCTCATAGACTTTCACGGTGTTGTGGACGGTTTCTACCGATAGGATATTGCCGTAAAGCCGTGAACCCATGCCGCCGTAAGAGCGTTCGTCGGTATTGACGACCTTAAAGGTCTCGTTGTCCTCGCCTTTTTCAAGCACCCCCCATTTCTCATTGACAATTGACGGGGAAAGTAGCTGCACGTGCATTATCCGCCTTTGCGAGTCGCAGGGTAAGGCTAAGTTTTCAGGGAAAATTTCAAACGGGATAATAATGGAAATGTCCACGTCGCCCTCTTTTATGGCAGTGGTCACTTTATCCTTGTCTTTCCCCAGAAGTTCCTTTTCATAGTTGTATTCAGGGGCTAAATTCAGCTTTTCCTCGTCTGATAAAGCCCTGATGTCGTAGGCTACCGTCCTGCCAAGCGAGGAGTCCCAGACGGTTTTCCCTACGGCAGTACCTAAAATTTGCGCGAAGAAGTTCGCCCGCTGCATTTTCTTTGGCAGTCCCAAACGCCTACGGGCTGACGCAATGACTTTATCGCCTACTTTCGCCGCCGACCGGTCCTCTGAGGAAGAGGAAGCCGGGGTGCATTTCATGTTGTTCCGTCTGCGGTTCATGATCGCAAGTTTCGTTTCGACGTTCGGGGCTATTTCGTTGTAAACGGCCCTCTCCTCCCAATCGGTCAAGGCGGGGATATCCACAACGTCCCCGTAATATCCGTCAATTTCCGTGTATTGGTCGCCGTTATAGAACGCGATATTCAGCCGCCATTGCAGTTCAATGTTCCGGCGTTGCAGTTTCCGTTCCTCGTACCGACCTACGATATCGTTGACGACGGATATCTCAAAAGACCGCTTGACAGACTCGGCGTATTCCTTGTCCTTTAGGTCGTTTTTCTGAATTTCGTCCGGGCTTACGCCAAGGACAAGCTGCCGCAATCTATTAGCCGCGCGGTCAAGCGTTTTAGTCGCCATTTAATTCGCCTTTCGGTTCAATTTTCCTGCGTTGTTCAATGATCGGGTTGGTGTAGGGTATGTGTTCTATTTCCTCGGTGTTCACTTTGTAGTCGGTCAGGGACTTGGCATAGAGCATTTCCATAACCCGTTTCCGTTCGATGTGGTTCAGGATAAGCACAAGCGCAAGCGCGGCGGCAAGCATAATGGTGACTGCCATGCTACTCACCCATTGCCTGTTTCACGGAAACCTCGCGGTGATCGTGCATACAATGGCGGCGGTATTCGTTGATATCGGAAAACGACATTCCGCATTTCTTACAGGCATACAGCTTATTTTCATGTTTTAATTCCGTATTTTGCGGAATTTCTGCATTTTCTCCGTTTATATTCTCATTTTCGTTCGTCGTGGTAACTGTGGTTTCGTTCGCAGGAATGTAAACCGTGTTGTCAACCATGTCCATGGGAACCCAGACGGGTTCCGCGACGTAGTTGGAAAGCAGTTCCCCGCCCTCAGCCACTACCTGTCTTAGGTGGTCTGCGCAGAGATAAACGTGGGTAGACGGGCTGCCCTCTCCGAAACTAAATTCAGCAGTATTCCCGCAGGAATAGACCGCGCAGCGTCTTGGGACCTCAGTTTTACTTACCAATTTTTCGTCCTTTCACTAATTCGATAACTTTGCTTTCCTGCGGAATTTCCCAAGCGTGGTCGCCAAGCAAGGCGCAGCCTTCCAAGCCGCCCTCGCGCCAGTAAGACCGGCAGCCGCTTTCAAGGCATTCCGCGAAACTGGGAATTTCATAAGTGCCGCGTAAAGTAATTCTCTTTACGGTTGAAACTATAAATGGGCATTTCATTATCGCCACGTAGCCATTCTGCCCAGACGTTGCTGGTGCTTGCGAATCCTGTACTTATCAATTTGTATTTCCGTCAGCCGTTGGCTTGACGGCTCCTCAGACCGTTCGGCGTGGTAGAACAAAAGCCCATAGCCTGCCGCGTCGTAATGGTCGTCGTCATGGTCACGGACTGCTTCGGGCTTGTAAGGGTCTACGACCAGTTTTTTCATTTCGTCAATGAGTTTCTCGCAGCAGTCCATGATCTGAATTTTCGCTGAGTATTTCGGCTTGTCGGTAACCTCGTCAACCTCGGCGTTAATGTCGATGATCGGTCTTAAATATTCGTGCCAGACGGCTTTCCTGAGTTTCCGGTCGTTGTTGCAGGGGACAAAGCCTAAGTCAAGCCCGCCTTCGCGGTAGAAGTCGATCAGGGTTTTGTCAGAACCCCGTGACTGAGAGCCGGTCCAAGCGTCCCTGCCGCAAACAAGGCAGTCCAGTTTTTCCGCTTTCATGTTCCCGTCGTCGTCTACGTAGTACATATCATTGGCGAAAATTCTTGCCTGCTCGGAATGCGAAAGCCTTGGGTCTGACCTGTCCCGCGTAAGCTCGTAGTAAATGTAAACTATCCCGTCCTCGTCCACGGCGAATTTGTACCATGCAAACGGGTCGTTGTGGCCGGGGTCTACGGAAGCCCATTTGCGCCACCAGCCTTTCGGCGTGAAAGTGGGGACTACGTGTATCTCGTCCCTGAATTCAGGGAATGCCGCGTCATTGCCGCCTGACAAAGCGTCTTGTTCAGTAGCCGGGTATTCCGCAAAAACAGACGAGCCAAGTGCCATGACCGATCTCTCGTACCATTCGTCAGTCCTTGTAGGGTCGGCGTTCCACGGCAAAAAGATCTTATGGAAGTCTTTCTTTTCCGCGTTCAGCCAAACGTCCTCAAAATAACTGCCCCTTTGGTTAGTCGAAATGCCAATGAACTTGCCGCTTGTCACCCTGTTAATGGTAGGGAACGCAGCCCTATAAATTTCCGACGCGAACCGGTGGTAGGCCCATTCGTCGAAAAAGAAAATATCCCCGGTAACTGACCGACCCGCGCCCTCGGTTGCAGGCTGTACCTTAATTTGGGAAGGTCTGCCCCTGCCGTGGATGGTAATTGACATTGCAGACTTTGAGAAGTAAAGCCCTTTGTAAGTGCCTTTGCCAAGCTCTCCCTCCCTTGCCTTGACCTCGTCCCAGCTTATGATAAGCCATTTCGGCAAATGGTCGAAGATCAGGTATAAACGGTCAATAAGCTCCTTTGACTTTTGCTCGGTCTGGCTTAGTACAAACGCCGAATAGCCGGAGTATTTAAGGACTTGGTGGACTAAGTAGCACAAGACTAGCCATGTCAGCCCTAACTGTCTGGCTTTTAAGACGATGTTCAGCCGGTGTTCCTCAATTTCCTTTAACGCCTGTTTCTGGCTTGGCCACATTTTGAACGGGATAACCGGGGAACGCGGGTCGTCCTTACTTTCGATCTGGCAGTAGTTTTCAATGAAGTCCTGAGTACTCATGTCCCTTGCGTCCCCGAATTCGTTTAGGACGGACGACTTTAGGACGCTAATGGCAACGTCTAACTCTGAGACCGGCATTCTTTCCACGCCCTTGGCGGCTTATCCGGGCCGGGGAACTGGACGGCGATAATTCTGGAGTCCTGCATACACCACCGCACCCCGTTCATTGCGTTCTTGCACAATTCAATGGAAGCGTATTCGCCTAACAAAAAACCGTTCCCGTCCCTGAATAACGCGATCTCGTAATTCCCCCGTTCGTTTACTTGGTCGGAAATACTAAGCACGTCCGTACTTAAAAGGCCAATGTCCAATAAACCGTTCTGGCTAACTATCCGCATTTTCACCGTCCATTTCTATACTTTCATAGTCAGTAATTTCAACCGCTTTAGCCCGTTCAATTACCGCCGCAGCGTCCAATATCATTCTTTGCTTTTGCTCGTCCGTCAAATTGTCTTTCCTATTGTCTTTCGCGCCCAATAAATTGTTCAGCATAAAGGCTTTGTCGGTGTAAATGCCCATAATTGTGGCGGCTTGGACGGCGTTGACTTCGCCAAGCTTGACCTTGACCTGCGCGGAAGCCTTTTCGATAATTTCCAAGCAGTCGTCCATAATGGAGCCAGCCTTGTTTTCAAGGCGCTCTTTCGCGACCGATAAAGCTAACTCTTTCGGTACGCCAAGCTCGTCCCTTTTGTCTACCCAGTCCCTGATTGTCCGGCGGGGTACGCCGATCTCCCTTGCAGCCTGTGGCACGCCGTTGAGGTCGGCTGCGAAAATAGCCGCGTATTTGGTCGCTAACGGGTATTCGGTTTTTAATTCTGTTTCAAATTCGTCCATTTCTCACACTTTGCAACCACGCATTCAGAAACGGTATTACTGAATACCCAAAATATACCAAGCCTTTTTTACGGCCTAAATAATTTTTTTTCATTTGCCTTGCCATGTCTTGAACTCTCTCACTTTCTTGATTAGCGTCTCAGGGTGGCCGTCAAAACATATCGCACGGTCGTCAATGTAGACAAATGCAGTAGGCTTTACCGCAGTAACGTCTTTCACAAATTCGTCTAAACGCCACTTTCTTAGCCAAGCCCAAACAGCATTCTTGCCATAGTCAGTCTGACTGCGGGTGGTGTAAACTACTACCTTGTACTCAGCACTTAGGTCTTTTAGACAACGGTAAATGCCGTCAATGGGCGGGTCGTTCAGCTCTTCCGACCAACCCGAAGCGTAACTGTTTATCACGCCGTCAAAGTCTATCGCTACTACTTGCATATTTTACCAACCCTTTTTTATGCCTTTCTGTGAAATTTTTTTCAAATGCCAACCGAAAATGTGGCGTTAAATGGACGGGGAATATTCTTGAATTTCTTTTAATATGTGGCAATTCCCATACTGTAATTTTTAAGCAGCTTGGTGGCAACTTGGGGCTATCCTAAAGGGTTCTTTCAGTTTGGTCGCAAATTGCCTGAGGGAGACTGATTAAACTTTCCGGCGGGGAACCCAACCGAAACTTTGCGCCTACCCGCCCCCGGTCGGCCTATCCCGTCATGCAGGGTGTAGGGGGGGGGTATGGGGGAGAGCGGCATCAGCGGGGGGCATGGGCGGCTAATTGTATCTGCTATCTACGGAAAAATGTTTTGCGTCCGGATATCCGACGCGCTGTGATGCCCGTAGAGCCGCCGAAGCGATAAGGGTAATAGTTTGGTATGCCTGAAAAATGGGCGGCGTGAACCAAGGCTACCGCGATATGTCTTTTTTCGCGGCATGGTTTCGCGCGTCCTACGGGCGGGAGTTGATATGACTTACAAGGGTGATAACGGGCAAGGATACGATCAACCACGGACGGATACGGCGGCAACACGTCAGCTATTTATTCAGCCTATTGTGTTCCCAAAGCTACCATTTAATGGTTCTGTTTCGTAACCTAATTTATGTAAAACGTTGATATTCCAACGTTTGTACCATGCTCAACTATTCCTTAAATGTACGTTTTCGGAATAGTCCAGTTTCTGGAAAGTGTTTTTGTTCTGCAATATTGCATTTGCGGTATCGTGTTTTTTATTTTGTTTCCCGCGAATGTAATGAGCGGGAGTAGGTAGTAGCTATCAATATCAGATAGAGTGTATATGCCGTAGAATGTAGTACCCTGTTTCCCGCCTTTGTGTCCTGCTATTGCGAGCGTGTGTTGTCTATCTAATATCCCGGTATCAGCCTATATGCTGTAATGCGTGTTATGCCCTGCGCGGTGTGATCGGTGCTATCTGCTAATGTCCGTGTCTGCGGCAGTATCGCCCTATCTGTCTGAGTGTCCCTGTGATCGTCTGCCATCGCCAGTAGATAATGTGCATACTATCGGTGTATGTATGCGCCCGGGAAATAGTCTGTATGAGCCGCGCCGCCGTGGTTATGTGCCGGCATTGGACGTTGTAGCCGTCTATCGTCGTATGCGGTGAGGGTCATATCCGGGTTAGCTTGCCTATATCGTCCCATGCGCTTGGTGATATCGCTGACCTGCGCGTCTGTCAGTAGCTGCCCGTCTATGCGCTCAATTATTATATGTACTCTATCTCTCATGCTTTTCCGTCCTTTTTGCCCGTTTGGAAATAAATGCCACGTCCTGTAATGACTTCTAAGCCGTTTTCCGCCGCCCGGTAATAGTATGACATGGCGCGTTTTGGCGTCATTATGGCAGCCTGACACGTGCGGCATTATCCCGGCGCAGCGCGTCCAGCGTCTGCCGGAGTGCCCTGTTATCGCTGTATAGATCGGCGCACGTCGCATACAGGTGTGATCGGCACTTTCCCGCGCGTCCCGGACTGCGTACCGTGCCGGATACCCATGCAGGACAGTATGTACATATCCCTTTTTTAATAGGCGCGTTCGCCGGGGTTATGTTGTGCGCTTCGTCGTGTGTCATTGCTTTCCGTTTCTGCATTGTCCCATATATCGTACAATGGTTTTTGCGATATGGCATAAAAAAAAGTACTGCGTCCAACGCACAGTACTCTGACTATATCCATTTTAACACTTGACATGGGCCTGGACGCCATTTCTGAATATTTAGATATATTACGTGTTTATGACACATTGCGAAAAGTGCTTGACGGGGGCAATGAAAACCACTACAATAATGTGTATCATAGAAAACATTGTATTGCACGTTAACAGCTAAATAAAGGAGGTGATAGGAATGGCGGATAAAGTTATCAGTATCCGCATGAACGCGGAAGTCTATAAAAGTTTGAAAGTCTATGCGGCACAACATGATATGACGATCAGGCAGGCATTGGAAAACGCGATCAAGGAATACACCAAAAAGTAAACAGTTCCCCCGGCAAAGTTTTTGCAGACACAACCGGAGGAACAACCACAAAACACCCGAAGGCATATTGTTATTTTTATTATAGCACATTTGCCGCCGGGGGAACAAAGAAAAGAGGTAAATGTGATGATAAACGATAAATTTTACAACCAGTCCATGGACGATGTGAAAATGTTGTTGGATGGGTTAGGTTACAACTATACGGAAGAGTATATAGACCTCAACCTCTCGCAGTGGCGCGAGAACAAGTATCCCATTTTTGCCATGCTGTCAAAGTCAAAAGCATGGGACGCGCGGCGCATGGCGGTTATCGTCAACACGTCGTGTATGCACACGGTGACGGCGAATGAAGTCATGGAGGCGGCGCGTAACCTTTGCCGCGAATGTTGGCATGGCGGGACAATAGAGGAATGGGTGCTGATGCGCCTACACGCCTTTGACTCGTACGCAGAACTTGGCATGGCGGCGGCGAATAGATCGTCAAATTTTGAACCGGATGCGGAATACAATAAAAACTGGAACAAAATGCCTGACCTGTGCGACAGCCACAAATACCCGGACGGAAAGAAAAAATCGCGCGTCGCAACGGAGATATGCAAGGCAACCGGGATGGATACCCATGAGAACTTTAGCAAGGCGTTCGCGAAATTCTCGGACATGTTAAAGGGCGAGTATGAGGAGAAAATAAAATTAGTTTTCTCCATTCACCCGTGCGACTTCCTCTCACAGTCCCATGGAAACTCTTGGGATAGCTGCCACAAAATTTACCTTCACGATCAGGGATGTTATTCTGCCGGTTCAGTGTCGTATATGGTGGATAAAACGTCATTAGTCGCATATGTCGACCTGTCGGAAGATACGGATACACCATGGATGGGTATGACAAAGCGCAACAGGGAAATGATATTTGTCGAATTCGTGAACAACATCCCGGTTTTTGTCACATCGCGGCTGTACCATAATGACGACGACAGCCAACTAAAAGACGCGATCAGAATTGCATTTGAAAAAGTCATTTCGGAGGCGGGGAATATCCCTAACCAGTGGAGGACAAAAACGAGCGGTTTCAGCGTAGAGCGGGGAAGAGGAAGTTCCGCATACCCGGACTATGAGTGTATGGCGTACCTGAAATATGTGTATAATTCAGTGTTTTTTGACCATGCGCCGATAACTAAATTTTACGCAGGCGGTCAAGGGTACTGCACGATTTGCGGTCATGCATATAGCATGGGCGACCAGTTCACACGGGACTGCTGCCGCAACCATGGCGGCGAAATCGGTTATTGTATCCATTGCAACGAAACACTGTATGAGGGCAGCGACTATACAGAGGACTGCGACGGTAACTTGTGTTGCGATAACTGCCGGGATAACAGCTATGTGTATGTATGCGAGGACTGCGGGCGGTTCGTGGATTATTCCGAAGCATGCGAGGACAACTACGGAAACGCGATATGTCAACGGTGTTTTGACAATAATTATTGGATATGCGACGGATGCGAGCATATATGCCGTGACGATGACGCGCATATTGGAACGCATAACGGAAATTACATTTGCGAGGACTGTTACAGCGATGACTATTTCACGTGCGAGGACTGCGGAGAGGTTTTTCTCAACCGCGACGCGCAAGTTTTAGCGGATGGGCGGTGCATTTGCGATGGCTGCTATGAAGATGGCGACTATTTCGAGTGTGAGGACTGCGGCGCAATTTACCATATCAGCGAGGGCGCGGAGATCGACGGCGAATATTATTGCAAAACCTGTTATGCAGACCACGACGACGAAACAGACGAACCGCAGGACGCGCCTATGCTTGATGCGCAATACGACAATATCCATGCGCTATTTTTGAATAGGTTTATTACCGAAGATGAGTATCTGCATTGCGTACCAAAAAATGTATATGCAGTTCTCCATGCGCCCGAAGCCCAAGATGCGACGGAAAGAGAGGAACACCATGTATAACAAAAGCACGTTAAAAGCGTTATATAAAATGACGCAAAAGGAAGTAAGGAACTATGCGAAAAAGGAACTGGAAAAAATGGACTATACCATTCTTTCCAAAGCTAAAGACGGTTTCCTTTACGCCACGAGATACCGCGAGAATGACGTTTTGATCGTTGCCCATATGGACATTGTAGGCAAAACCCCGCCTACCGTAATCCGCGACCACGGCGGCATTTTAACCGGATACCATGCCGGAAAGCGGTGCATTTTGGGCGGCGATGACCGAAACGGTGTTTACGCTGCATTGAAACTTGCGTTAGTATCGGGATGTTCCGCGCTACTAACGGAGGATGAAGAATGTGGGGCAATAGGCGCGACGGACTTTGAAATGTCGAAGATATCGCCGGATGTGAATTTTATCGTCGAAGTCGACCGAAGAGGCGTAAATGATGCTGTTTTCTATGGCTGCGACAATCCAAAATTCACGAACTTTGTAACGTCTTTCGGTTTTTCGGAGGAGCAAGGCAGTTTTTCGGACATATCCATTATCGCGCCGGGTATCGCCGCCGGTGTCAACATTTCCGCAGGGTATTTCAATGAGCATACCGCGCGGGAGTTCACGGACTTCCATGCATTGGAGCGGAATATTGAGAGGGTTTCCCATATGCTTAACGCTAACAGATCGTTTGAGTATATCGCCGCCGAACCCGTATATAAATACTACGACGACAGTTATTACTACGGCGGCACTTACAGCAAATGGACGTATAAAACAGAGTATATCCCGGACTATACTATTGACGACATAGACGACATAGAAGCGGAACTGGAAGAGCTAAAAGGCGAGATAGCGGAGTGCCAGAATGAATTGACGGGCGATATTGACGATGAGTTCTGGTCAGACCTAATAGCGGAGGCGTTGACGCGCAAGGCAGAGCTGGAAACTATGCGCGACGAATTGCGCGATGAAATTTACAGCGGTTATCCTGCATTGGCGAATTGAACGACGACGACGAACCTATGACGTTTTGGGACTATTTTTCGGACGCATTAGACATTGAGTACAGAGTTAGGAGGTAATGAAATGAAAATTATCGCAGTACAAATAAACCCGGAATATATGGAAACGCCAATGTCAATTTTTGGTGTACCAGAAGATATCATTATCACGGGAAACAGGTATTTTGACGATCACGTGACGACAGACTATGAAAATGTCGTACGCGCGTTGGAGTCCGGCGAGGATATGGATAGCTTTGGCGACGGTTACAGTTGGTATCGCAATGCAACGGACTTTTTTACGACAGAACTGCCGCGCGACAGGAAATATACAACGCAGGAAATAGGCAAATTGAAAAAATTGTTTGCGGCGTACGGCGAAAGTGATCGGGACGACGCAGAAATAACCGCGAAAGTGCTATCTCTCGTAACCGGACTAAATTACAAATGGCATTGTATCAGTGGTTATAGTCAAAGTGACTGGAACAATTTGCTATGCCCGGACGGTTACGACGTTCGCGCGTTGGAGTCTGAGTACTTCGGCATGGGCGCAGAATACAGCATTGCCGTTTTAGACGACGAAACGAAAACGGATATTACGGATGCCGAAGAATTGCAGGAGTACGTATGGAGCTACTTAAACACAAGTTGCCAGTATTTCCCCGACGGCTGCAACGTGGCGGAGCAAATAGCGCAGGAATACGGCGCAGACGTTAAAGACGTTGTGATCGTAAAGTTTGACGGCTACGAAAAAATAGAGCGTTACAAAATAGCATAGCACCCAAGCGAAAACGCAAAAAGTTAAAACGGAATAGAGAAGTGTTAGCGGAAATGCAGCGGAGATATGCCGTATATCGGAACGACGAATACGGATATATTACCCATTACATTAACGCGGAAAACAATATTGTTATCCGTGTTGAATATGGCAGCCTGTCGCATAACCGCCCAGTAGGGTTTACGCCGTTTGTTGGCGGGAAAGCGTTTCGATCATGCCAAAGGCTTAAAGACGCGAAAGAGTTTGCTGAAGCGATCATAAAATTCAAAAGTGAGATACCGGATATTGTAAAAAGCGTAACAATCGAATAGGTTAAAACAGGAAAAGGAGATAGAAAAATGGAAAAATACTATATTGAAAACCGTGTAGTGAACCGCGACACGGGAATTGACTGGACAGGCGACTGCATAGGCAATACCGGCGCATTTATGGACGGAATTGTTCACACCGAAGATGGAAAATACTACGTCACCGACGCGGAAACGCTGGAATGGTGGAATAGTTTTCTCGAAGGCGTGCAGGAGTCCCACGAAATCGACGCGAAAGCCAAAGACGCTATATGGAAATATGCCTGCGATCACGACGACGGGACACGCGAAAACGAAAAAAACAAAGTAGCGGAAATGATAGAACGCGAGTATTTCCGGCATTACGATGGTTGCGAATACGGCGACGAAATGACGGCGGCGCAGGACGGCATGGACTATCTGCGCGACGAATACGGAATAACAATAGCGGCACTTGAATTGTAGCGATCACGCCCGGAGCAATCCGGGCTTTTTTTATTTCCCGGCACAATCAGACCGCCAAGTTTTTGTTTCCCTGAACCGGTCGAGTCGAATTCCCGCCGCCGCCCAGCGTACCCGGAATATGACGGCATACATGACGGCATATATATGAGTCCCCGAAATTACATTCCGAAAATTGCGTCCAGTTTTTGCATTCCGGTATCTTTCCGGTATATTCAGATCACCAAGTCAAAACCGCACCAATCACCAGATCAATTCTGAGCCGCCGCGCTCGTTGCCCGCGTCTTGTTTTCGCAAATGAAATTGCATTCTGGTACTTTGATACCCCCTGAAATTACATTCCACGTTCCCGCGCGTGTTTTTGCTTTCCGGTATATTCAGACCGTTGCGACCGCGAAGTGCTAAACGGACTGATCGTAGCATAGCCCTGTGACCCAGCCAGTAGCCCATGCGACGGGTTTTAGCCTGATCGGGTATCAAGTATCAGCCTGTGAAATTGTATCTGGCGCACCGGAACGGTTTTTTGGTTTCGGAATTATGCAAACGGCGGCACGTCGTCAACTGTTTCCAATAGGCTACCCGGCACGTATTTGTTCCGCATACGAATTATAAAGTCCTTTTCACTTTCAGCGGCGTGAATGCGTCGTGGATAACCCACTGGGTTTTTTCGGTTTCCAGATAACCCACTGGGTTTTTTCGGTTCGCGTTTTTGAGATAGGAATTCCCTAACCGTTTCCAGATCGTCGTCCTGCAAGCTGAAACCTTTGAATACTGCGTTGTGGTGTTCTGTGTATGCCTTGCAGCTTGGCCAGTCAAGGAATATCCGGTTTACCTGTTCGCCGTCGCGTTGCGTCACAATGTAGAATAGCTTTTTAGCCATTAGCTTTCCCGAAGCACTTTGCACCACGCGCATTCTTCCGGGTCAAGGCTTCGCTCTTCCAGATCGAATTTCATGACGTTATGATCGTACTCGAACAGCGTTTTCGCAAGGCTACAAGGAATGCTTTCGTCGGTATGCAAAGCGCACGGACATTTTTCACAGCGTTCAAACTGAGCGCACCAGCTTCGCGTTAGCTCATACACCGGAAGCAGATCGGCAAATTTTACTTTTTCCATTTTGTTCTCTCTTTCAGCAACGTGGAAATCAAAATTCCAAAACCGCGTTTTCGAATCGCATTTCCGTTTCAGAATCGCAGATAATTGTATCGCCGTGATAAGTGACTATGTATCCTTGCTTTTCAAGTTCCTCAACCGCATGGGCGACGCGCACAACGTCTGCGTCAAATATTTTAGCAAGCCCGCGAACCGAAAGATCAATTTCTGCGCCGTTCGGAAGTCCGAGCAATCGCGTCAGCAATCCTAACGCTTCCAACGACAGGCTTGTGTCCCGCACGGGCTTGTTGCTAATTATGGTGTAATTGTTATTTGTTATTTTTGGCATTGTGTCCTACCTTTCGTTATTTACTACGGGTCAACTGACCCATTTTGGCTGTTTGTTTTTCCCAACAGTGTAACCCCCCTATCTTGTTGGTATTTCCCAACAGTGTACGCATTTTTCGCTCATTTCACTGTTTGTTTTTCCCAACAACAGTGAGCAAATTTATCACGTTAGACTGTTTGGAATCCCCAACACTTTTATTAAACTTTACCATACCTACGCTGGTTTCCTTTTTCGGTCTTGCTGCTCTGCGCATTCCGCTCGTCGTCATTTGGTTCGGCAGTACCTCGAATTCGGACGTACCCCATTTTTGCCACATATCCGAGTATCGGTAGATCGAACTTCTGCGCGATATCTTCCCACTTGCAACGCAGACTATGAACCCGTAAGCGATCAGCGCGTCTATGTCCTCATAGAATGGTTTTCTGTAATTATCACGATATAGCCCATATATTTCGCAGTACTTTTGGCGGCTCATTGTAAAGCATTCCTGCGCCTGATCTTCACTCATTCCGTCAATGCGCGGCTTGCGTTTCTCGGCGTAAAGCTGCCCCTTGCAAGTCAAATACAGAACCTTTTGCCTTGGCGTAAGCTGTTTCCACGCTTCTGAGCGTAGCATTGACTCGTAAATATTCGCCGAAGTATCGCCCATCTTTTTATCCTCCCCGTTTGCGTCCTTGACAATATATACCCCCATACTCTCGAACGGCTTCTTTACGTATGTTCTCCCAGACTTTCTTTTTAGCGCATTCCTATTCGCCATGTTTCTACCTGCTCTTTCTATGTTATACTGTGCGTGTCGGTATGCTTGCTACCTGCGGCATATCCGGCAACCCGCCTTGGCTCGCACCTTGGCGGGATTTTTGTCCAAAAAATAAAAGACCAATTTTAACATTTTCCGATTGCCAAATTGATCTCCTTTTCTGTCCCGTATATGAAACTGCTTTGCCGTTCCCGGCGAAAACGCAATTCCATGTTGGTATATTTATTATACCGAATATGCGTTCACAATGCAAGCGGAACTGCGCAATATCTTACCAAAACCGACAAAAATAATACAAACCCGTTATGGTATAATATCTGCATGATTTCCCCATAACGCGCTTGCTGAATTTCCCCTCGGCGGCGCGTATTTCGTTTCCCGGATACCGGACACAAACTGAGATACCCTTATTTGCGTCAGGAGCAAGGACAGGAACAAGGAATTTACAACAAACTCCCCTTTTAGGTATCAAACTATGGCAAAGGGTAGTTTATCGCTCGGACTGCACTACGCGCGTAGGGTTTCGCGGAAATGGGACATAATTGTGGGACAGCTACAATAGTGGCAACTCAACCCGGAATATCCCCCAAGTCAAGCTCCCGGATAACGGTGTCAAAAAATTGCACGATCTCTTTGCGGAACGCCGCAATTTCCCACGGGAATATATTCTCAAATTCAACCACCGGGATATCGTCCTCGATCACAGCCTTTACGCACATTCTCGCTTTCCCGTACAATGCCGCCTTGTCGCCGTATTTCCGTAGCATATGGTTCGGTATCCTGCGCCCCCTGCCTACGCCTTGGTATGCTTTTTCAACTGCGTTTACCATGTCTTTGTTGCGCAATACGAACCGCTGCAAGTCCTCGATCATTGCGACGCGCTCCCCGATCTTGTCCGGGTACTGCCGTAGGGTCTTTGGCATACCGTCGTTTTTCGGGGATAGCACTTGCCCACGTAGTTCCAATATGCGCTTTTCCGCTTCTTCCACCTTTTTCTTCCGTTCCGCGTGTGTGCGTATGATCTCGCGGGCGATCAGCCGGTCAGGGTGTGACTTTTCTATGTGGTAACGCTCGCGCCGGTCGTTGTATAGCTTTTCTACTTTTCGGACTTCCTTGGGGACGGTGAATGGCATTGGCTCTCCTTCCGTGCATTACGTTGGTACGACAACATTTTTGCACGAAAGGAAAAGCGTTTGCAAGGTCTATTTCGACGTTCTTTTTTTTCGGTGTCTGTCCCTGTCCAGACGCGCCTGCCTGTTGCAAATTTCCCGGCATTCGTCGGAACAGTATTTTGCGCTATTCGACATTGCCACGAACCGCTTGCCGCACAATTGGCATTCGCGGATAGGGTGTCCGTATTTGTCCTCGTCATTATCCTCGTCTTTCGGATAGTAGCAGGACAATTCGGATACGTCCTCCAGCTTGCAGTAGAACGGGCAGGGTTTCCGCATTTCGCATAGCATATAGCTTAACCCGGCGCAGTAGCCGCCACGGTTCATCACGCACCCCAGCTTGGTGGACTCCTTGCTCGAAACGTGTTTCATTTTCGCGCACTCCCCGCCTGTACCGGTGTCGTCAATGCTTTTTCAATGTCCCAGCCATACGTATAGATTCGAGCGTGTAGCGTTGTTACGTTAATTCCCGTGTCTCTCGACCATGCCGAAAGCCCCTGTGATTTTCCACTGTAAGAAATGATCTGTGCGCTTCTGCGTTGACGAGAAGGAATTGTTAGCGCATCCTCAACACTCCAGCCGCGATCAATACGATCTAACAAGTTTTGCTTATTGATTCCGATTTCACGCGCCCAAGCACTTGCATTCTGAGATTTTCCGCGATAAGTAAGGATTCTCAAACAGTGTTTTTGGCGCGGAGCCGTTAAAGCCTTTTCAAAATTCCAGCCTCTCTGCAACCTACTTGACAATACTGGTCGCGAAATATCAAGAACCTCTGCCCATTCGGAAACACAATGGGTTTCGCCGTTGTGCGTTAATAACTTATTGGTTCTCCTGTTGCGCCCCTGTTCTTTCATAGTTGCCCAGCGGCAGTTTTCCGGGCAATAGTCGCCGTCGTTATCTATGCGGTCAAGCGTGAGATCGTCTCGGTATCCGTGACCCAAAGCCCAATCGCGGAATGCTTCAAAAGACTCGCGCCAGCTACGGCAAACACGAATTCCACGACCGCCGTAATTCTTGTACTGATTGTTTTTCGGGTTCTCGCAACGCTGTATCATTTTTTCCCATATACCATACAACCTTGTTTTGCATTCTCCATGCCTTGTGTGAGTTTTGCGATAAAGGCATCCACAACTTCTTGTGTCACCCCTTGACAAATGCGTTCCAAGAACTTTACATACGTTTCCGCAGTCGCACCGGCACAGCCACATCGCCTTTCCGTGTTTGGTTGTGCCAGCAAACTCTATCGCGATTAGTCTGCCAAAGCGCATTCCTGTTAAATCTTTCATTTTCTCCGTCAGTTTATCGCTCATTTGCGTCCTCCTTGTGGGTATCTACGCTGTGGGTATGTATTGCAAGCCGCCAGCCAAGTACCCACTCTAACTCGCGTATTGCGGCATTGTTCTGCGCACTCCGTTCCATTTTGCGCAGTTCATTCAGCCGGGAAAGTACCTCTGGTTCAGTTCTCATAATTGCTCCTATTCCGAAAACACCGCGTCAATTTTATACAACCCGCCACTCAGCCTTGCAATTCTGTCACGTACCCAATTCGGCGTGGTTTTCAGTTCTTTCGGGACGACGTAGGTAAACGTGTAGGAATTGCCCGTGGTCAAATTTTCAATTGTGATCTCGTATTTATCCATAGCGCACCTTATTTCAACCATGACGGCAGATCGTCCGGCTCGTCAGCAACCGGGGCGGGCTTGTCGGGTTTCTTGCCGTCAAGGAACTCTATGCGGTTTACAATGATATCCGTCGTGTATACGGTCTTGTCGTTTTTGTCTTTGTAGCTACCGGTCTGGATAGAACCCTCGATAGCCACCTTAGAACCCTTGGCGCAATACTGCTGAATTAGGCTCGAAGTTTTGTCAAAAGCCACGCAGGAAATATAGTCTGAGCCTTTGTCTTTTCCGCGGCTGACACCTACTGTAAAGCGTGTCACAGCCAGCCCCGTTTGCGTTACTTTGGTTTCCGGGTCGCGAACCAACCCGCCGATCAGAAAAACCTTGTTCATATTTCCTCCGTTTCTTTAATTCCGCTAACCATTTCGTCAGCGTCCAAGATTGATAAAAGTTCCGCATTTTCTTCGCGAAGAATTTTGTTTTCAGCTTTCAGTTCGTCGCGTTGGTGGGTAAGCCCCTCGTGCGAGAAAGCAAGGTTAATATAGGCATCAACGAGCTGGTCAATGTTGCGCTTGATCTCGCACTCCAGCGAATTTAATTGTTCAATATTCATAACCATTCCGTCCTCCTATTCGCTCAATTCCAAACTGCACACATCCGGTTCGTCATGCCCTATCTCGCGCGTTGTGATATTAGTCCCTTGCAACCGCAGAATTTCGCGATATGCCCACGCGCCTACGGTTTCGGGTTTCTGGCAGAATACCGCCTCCTCCACAAACAGCCTCCAACGTATAGCGTCCTCGCTGTCTTTTATGCGTTCCAGTTCTTCCTCGCTGGTGATCGGCCTTGCGTCAAGACCGTGTTCCAACTCGCAGACATAAACGCCGGGTGTGACATGGCAAGTGTCGTGCGCCCTTATCGCCGCTGACATTTCGGCGCGGGTATCCGCAGTACACCCGTTTATCATCCGGTTTGAAACTACCGCAGGGGTGATACCCAATTCGTCAGCCAATTGCTTGTAGGAAATGCCATGCTTGTCCATTAGGTCGAAAATTCCAAGCATTGAGCTGTCTATGTGCAGCCTTCTCCTGTGTAAACGCGGATTGCTGAACTGCTTCCAGCCTTCGCGCTTATCGCTCTTTATCTCCGCGTACCCGTCTACGTAGGGACTGTACCCTGTTCCTGCCAATTCTGTACTCATTTATTTTTCCTCCTTGTCGTTTATTTCTACCCACGGACACCATTCAGGCACGGGGTACATGATAAAAATTCCGTTGTCGTAACGTCGGTCAAGTTCGACTTCCCAGCGGTACACGTCTACTACGCCGCCCAGGCAGATCATTGCGCTGCAATAGAATTCGCCGCTTTCCTGAATTTCCGTGAAACACGGGCAGTTATTACAGTCGTTCGGTTTTTTCATGTCTAATGCGATCATTTCAGTCCTCCTTTCCAAGCAGTCTGATATTGTCGTCGTGGACATTCCCAACAACCTCGACTGCGCCAAAGAACAGGTTAAACCCCACAGCGGTCTCGCCAAATGAGTCGTCAAGCGTCCGTGTTCCGGGCTTTAACGTCTTTACTGCACAACATTCGCAACCGGCGCAACTGTTTTTCATTGCGAATTCCAGTATTTCGGCCCTCGCCTGCCATTTATCTGCCGCTTCGGCGTAGTCAGCAAGGTGTTTTATCTCGGACTCGGCGCATTCTGCTCGCTTCTTGTACTGCTCCCGTTCTTCCACGATCTTGTCCACGTCGATATCCGGCGCGGCGGCAATGCGCTTGCACGTTTGCAGTTCCTCGATCAGCCCGTCATTTTCGTGCATTAACTCGAAATTCATTTTCTTGTAACTGTCGCGCTCTTCCCATGCACGGTTGCGCTCATCAAGCAGCTTGTCGCGTTCAATTTCAGCAACTCCACGCCTTGCTATGCTGAGTTCGTTCAAGTCCTTGCAAAGCTCCAAGTCATTTTGCAGCTTATCGCGTTCTGCTTCTACCGCTTCCATTTGCGCGGTCAATTCCTCGATCTTGGTTTCAAGTTCCTGCGCCTTGTTGTACCATAATGCTGCGTTTTCCATGCGCTTGTCAGAGATATAAATTTCGCCTTGCAGACGGTTCTTTGCTTCCGATAGCGCGTCAAGCAGCGCGGGGATATCTTTGTTGAACACGGTCGCGAGATCGTCGTCTCGTGCTGGCTCATAAAGCCTCCAGCCGTTTATCACGTATTCGCACCGTTCTTTTATCACCGCTATATCGTTATTTGTTAGCATTGCTATCACCCCTCTCCCATTTCTGTTTTATCGAATTGGACAACCCGTTCAAGACACTCAAATACCGGCTGCTCATCCAACAGGCATTCACGGCTGAAATATGCGCGGCCATCGTTCCTGTCGGTTGGTGTCCAGTCGCCCGTAAGGTATAGCGACGCTTTAGCCGTCAGTATGTTATCCCCTGCAAGGCAGTACCAGACCATAATTTCGTAACACGCCCCGGCTGCTATGACGTATCTGTAATACCCGCGCGATACCTCAGTCCAGTTGTTAAAGTCCAGCATACGTTTGTATTTTTCGCTTGCGCGATCTGGGTCTATCGTATTCATTGTTCGCTCTCCTTTCCCGCTACGTCGTTTGCATAGCGTATCCAGTCGCACCATTCTATTCGGCTTTTATTCATTCCTGACCGCCTCCTTCCACCTTTTCCAGTTCGTCCGCTGTTATCAATGCCGTGTACCACCTGCCCGGGTAAGTGCCTGTTTGATAGGCAATTCGGTATTCAGGCTCATTTCTTCCGCGAAATTCTGCGGTGGCAACTATGACTGCAACTGTCCCGTCCTTCTTAACGCGCACTTTGTCGCCAAACGCGTAGACCGGCTTCTCCGGCTCCGGCGGCTTGATCGCCCAGTTCATTGGCATCGAGTTGGTGCATGGGTGTCCCAGTATGTTATAAATATCGCATCTACTCATACCACAGCCACTATATTCGAGACTGTCATAAATGCTCTCGCAATAATTGAGCATTTCAGCAAGCCGCTCCCGCCAGTCAATGGGCTTGTTTTTCAGCGCGTCCAGTTCGGCTTGCAGGGTGTCGCGCTCACGCCTGATATCTGTCATCCTGATACCTAATTCGTTCCAAGCACTTTCGTATTTGCGATAATGCTTTAATGCGTCGTCACGTTCCGCACAGGCTTCAAGGTACATAGCTTCCCATTCGCGGGCTGATAACTTGTCGGCACTTAAACCACTTCCCTGCACGTAGTCTGGACACGCTACATACGGGTGATCGCAGTCAACAACCTTTGCGCAGTCCGGCGGGCAGAAATAGTATTTATCTGGTTCGGTTTTAGGCGCAACCCATACAGCCGTGTATTTGTCCCACACATACCCAAGCCGCTCGTACACCTTGCGCCTGTCCTCTGCGCCCTGTGTAAATTCTGACCTGTCCAAAATTTCTACTCGCCCATTGCGTTCAGTCCAGTCCCGCGCGGGTAGGTCGCCGTGGTACTCGGCAAATTCGGGGACGGGTTCAAGGGGACAGTTGATATCGCGCCTATCGAAATGCTCAACTACCGGCTCGCGTAGGTATACGCACTTGTACACACCTCCCGTGTGGGGATATGCTATGGGGCATTCCGCGCAGTTTTCCGGCATTTCGAATTCCACTTTCGCTCTCATTTCGTTTCTCCTTCCACGCTTAACTCACGCCTGACTTGCTCTTTAAACCATTCAACGCCCGGTTCTGCGTCCCATATCTCGTCGTCGCAGTTGAAATGTTCGCAATGCACACATTGGGTCGGGTTTAGCGTATCCATTCCGCAAAGTTCACAAACGTCTGTGTTTTCGTCGAGATCAAGCATTGGCAAGTCCTCGCGTCCCGGAATACTAACCATTGACATTTTTCTCACCGTCCTTTCTAAAACTCATTTCCCATTCGCGGTACAGGGTAATAAAGTCGTCCAGCGACAGTACCGCAAGCCACCGGCAATTATTTTTCTTCCACGCGACAACGGGTATCCCGTTTCCATGCGAGTCCAAAACCGCGTTTTCATACGCCTCGCGCACACTCAGGCGTTCAACAAATTTGCTTTCGAGATACAGCCCCGGTACGCCCACTACGTCTGCGCTGCCTTGTTCCGGCTTGCCTGCGTATTGGACGGCGCGGCGGGCGGTGTCGTATCCTGCCGCGCGGAACTCGGACACTAAAAGCCTCTCTCCGCGCACCCCACGCTCACGTTCAGCCTTGCCCATTACAATTCCCCCTTTTCAAATTTCGCCGCCGGGTATAAAATTTCCAGCATATCCGTCAGCGCGGAAATTCGCCCGCGCAGATAGCAGCGGTAGTGGACTTCCGCCTCGTCGTAGCGTTCCAGTTCCTTTTTCGCAAAGTCCCTTTGGGCGTTGAGAATTACCAGCACCGTATTTAATTCCAAATTCATGCCTTACCTCCTAAATTTTTAAGTATTAGCTCTAACGCGTCGATCTCGGTATCAAGTTCCGCAATATGCGCCGCCGCGCCCCATAACCGCTCGTCGCCCTCGCACAAAAACCACGCTCTGCGCTCTGCGCTCAACATATGTATTTGCCAGACTATTTCCTCGCGCTGGCGGCTTAGTTCCTCACGTTCGCGGGCTTTCGCCTCTTTGCGCTCGCGAATTTCCTGTTCGCGTCCGGGCGGCAACTCAACGGGCGAGAACCCAAGGTCCCACGCGAGTTTATCCAAAGCCCCACGAAAGTCCAACTTGAACATTCCCATGGCCAGATCGAAAATATTGCCGTGCGCACCGCAGACGAAACAGCGAAACCGCAGGTCGGTGTATGCCATATTGTTGTCACGCCCGTCATGAACCGGACACGGGCAACGCCCACGCTTGCCTTCGGAATACCCGTAACGGCGCAACACGTCGGCTATTGTTATCCGTTCAAGCATTTCAGCCAGCATTGCGTCCCTTTTGGTATACCCGGACGGGACACGCTTTGCAGGCTTGATAGGCGGGTTCTTGATAGCCTGTTCCACCAGTTCCAGTTCGCCGCCTATGCGCCCTATTTCGCGTTTTAGTTCGTCGCATATTTCCGGGTCTGTCATGTATTTTTTGTACGTCATTGCGCTTATTCCTTCGGCGTGACGTGCCGCAACGCTGTTTCAAGCTGTTCTCGCGAGACAATCAGTTCGCATATTTTTCTTGTTTTTCTATCGCTATCAGCCCAATTTGTAATAACGTCCACAATTATCCACTCGCCGTCATCAGAAAGCCACGAACCGTCGTGAAACAAAAGCCCTCGTCCCGATACCATACATTCCACAAACCTTGCACCCATACGCTTTCGGTTAAACCGATAGTATGAAATTACATTTCTCGCCATTTCACTTACCTCCTAAAACGGCACAAAATTACGCTCTCGCGCCTCTTGCAGTTCGATAAATTTGTGTTTGTCGTTCATGAACCAGAACACGGTCGCGCCTGTTTCGCCGTTGCGGTTTTTCCTGATCGACGCGAAAACGCATTGCCGCATACCCTCGCGCATTTGCGAGAATTCGCCAGCGTCGCAAAGGGATACGCCGTATTTCTGTTCTGCTTTAAAAATTTCGCCGTAATCTTCAACGTCTGCGAATAGAAGCACCGTATCGCTATCTTCCTCAATCGACCCAGACTCTTTTATGTCCGAAAGCACCGGTATCATTTTCCCGTCTGCTTCGCGGTTAAGCTGTGCCACCATAATTACCGCCACATCCATGTTTAGTGCCATTTGCTTTAACGACCGAGTGATATTTGTCAGCCTTATCCGCTCCGTTTCCCCGGACGATTTCATGAGATTGATTGTGTCGATAACAACAACTTCTGCGCCGCAGTTGTGCGTTATTTCCATAACCCTCTCGACCGTGTTCGCAAACCTTGACAGTCGCATATTATCCGCAATGGGCGATCTGCCTACGGCGGCTACCGCTTTCATGAAAAGTTCCGCGTCCTGAATGCTACCGCGTATCAAGTCGCGTGAGTTCAGGTCGGTTATTGATGCAAGATACCGCGCCGCCTGATGAGCCTCTGTCATTTCAAGCGTCACATACAGCGTCCGATAACGGTGTGAAAAGTGGGTCAGCATTTGCAAGGCGAAACATGACTTGCCCGCTCCGGTACGCGCTGCAATGGTGAATACCTCGCCTTTAGCGATACCGCCGGTTTTTTTGTTTATCCATACGAATGGCGTTTCCATTCCGACGCGCGGGTTCTTGTAGTTTTCTACAAGTTCGCCGTTCGCCTCTCCGAGCGTTATTGTTTTTGCTTGATCGTTCATAGCCTGCTTGGATACCTCCTGTCTTTTTCTGCGTTTTGATATTTACGCCTTTCGAGCGCGTCGTAATGAATGCCTGTCCAACCGGAAGCTATCGCGTGTTGTATTGCGTCGCATACGCCTTTATCGCCAAATTCAACAACGCGGTTATGAATTTCTGTCAAAAGCGTTTTTGCCCCGGTAGGTGTGTATAGGAATTTCTGCTCAGACTTGTACTCGCACCAAAGCGTGATAGCGTCCATGACAGGCGGTGAGAAATAGCCTCTCTCTGACGCAAGCAAAACCAGTTCGGTAGGCGTAAGTTTTACACCCTTCTTTTTTTTCTGCGGGAAATTATTTTCCCTATCTCTATTCTCCTTCTCCTTCTCGTGTACTTCTGACGCGTGATATTCATGTTCTTCTGCGTGATATTCATGTTCTTCTGCGGGATATTCAGGTTTCGCTGTAATTAACACGTACTCACCATCAAGCGAAAACTTACCTTTTCGCAATCTATTCATGGTTTCGTAGTACTGTTTTTGGACCGCGACACTGGTTAGCACCCTGTCATTCTCAAACATGGCTTTGTCGAACAGTCCCACTAAAACCGCTTCCGAAATAACCAGATTGATCTGGTCGAAATCAAACCCGGTGTTCTCTGCAACCTCGTCCAAAAAGTCGTCATCCAAAACCGCGTAGTACCCTTTTTCCGAATAAATTCCTGCTAACACCGCAATAAAAACCAATTGCGACCCAGCCCCGCATTTGCGCTTTAGGTGGCGCAGTTTCCTGTCTCTTAGAAAATCACAGTCGAGCAAGTAATAGCTCAACCCTACTTTTGCCGGTCGCCCCATAACCTGTCCTCCTCGCAGCTTAACTGCCTAACTCGCTCGATCTCGTCAAGCGCAGTTGCTATCCTGTCCGTCGCGTCCAAGATCGGTTTCAGCACATAATTTGGTACATCGCCATGTTTATCCATGAGCAATTCAATTTTGACGACGTTCGGGATTGTAACCTCCGCAATAGGCGGCCTGAATTTCACACGTATCCAATCCCATTTTTTTATCGGTTTCACTCCTCTGCTCCTTTCTAACCTTTCGGTTTCCAAGCGTCTGCAAGGGCGGTGATCTCCGCGTCGTCTAATGTGGGTATCCCGATCTCCTTGCATTCGCTACACACGCCGTCCAGCAGGACGGAAAATTCTTGGCTGTTTAACTGCGCCGTATGCCAGAAACATTGCAGTTGCATTCCCGTTTTCCCGTTCACCAGCACTTCGCCCATTTCCTTGACAGTGCGGAATGCGTCTGACCGTTTCAGCGTTTCAACCGCTTCGGGGCGCATAACGATATAGTCAGCCTTGCCGTACCGCTCGATCATTATGTCTTTGACCGACTCCCTGTCAGACCGCAGCTTTTCGGCAAGCAGATCAAACAGCTTGTGACAGTAGCTATTTGCGTTCAGGCTGCGTTTCTGCGTCTCCGGCTCGATGGTCACCCGATATCTCCGGTGCAGTTCAGCCGACGGGAACCATTCACGCGCGGCGTTCAGGTCGTGGTGGTCAATTTGCAGCATTGCCCAGTCCCTGCCGCTGTTGGTGCTTGTGGCAAAGGGCGGTGTTGCGTAGAATGTAAAGTTTCGCTTGTCGTTCATGTTGTCCTTTCTCAAACTCAGGCGGGCGGGCAAGTGCTTAGAGGAACTACTTGCCGGGCTTTACTCCCATGGACACCCGCCTATTCACTTCCGCACAGGCTACGGATTCCGGACCGGTTTAGCAGCAATGTCTCCGCTGCGCCTGTGCGATTCGGGCAGACGTTCAGTCACGCTGACTTAGTAGCCATTGCCCTTGTGTCCCGGACGCTCGGCTTATCCCGCACTCTCCCAAGTTGAGAACCGCCGAACGCCACGGGGCTGGTGGCTGATCGTTTAGCGTCTGACCAGCCAGCGACGTTTTCCTTACAGGAACAGAAAGGGGTAAACCGCATGGCAAACGGTTGGCGACAGATCGTTTTGAGAGTGATCTGACAGGCTCTGTTCTGTGAGTTTTGAATTTTGAAATACGCTTGCCATATTCCGATACCATTTGCTTATAAAAACCGTCACTCGTGGGCTGTGCTGGGCGAAAACGCCATGCTATTTAATAACCGTTCTGTGGGTTTTTATCCGTTTGTTTAGTTCTGTACAAATATCGTGAACGTCAGCGTTGATCTCGTTGATCTTGTCGCGCAGTTCTTCCAGCGTTTCCGCTTCGCAGTCTTGCAGTTTGTGATTGATAAAACTGTCGATCAATTGGACGAATGACCAGTAGTACCCCGTCACCATTGTGGTTACGAATTCGTTTTTACTCTCACTGTGTCTCCCCACCTTTTTCCCGTACATTGGGTTCGGCCTTGTTTCCTCAATGTAGAAATTTAGCGGAACGCTTACTAATGTGTATCTGTCGTTCAGTTTGATTTTCATTTCGTTCTCTCCTTTTGCTAACCTAAATAATTTCTGCCGAATAAATTTATAAAGTCCCGCCGGTCTCCGTAGCTGTCCTCCCATGCAAGCTGGCCAAGCACGTGCAGTAGGTCC